TTGCTAAGCTGCTCTAAAGCAGCTGTAAAAATGACTTTGTAAAAAAGTCTTTTTTTACTAGATATACACCAAATTTCACGATTTTGTAAACCAGTTCGAAAAAGATCTATAATTTGTCTATATTTTCCTAAGAAAAATTAGTAAAATCCTGTGAATTTTGGTTTACCGCCTAATAATTCCTCAATAAGCCAAGTTCTTTTGAACACGGACAAGGTAATTGGATTAGGGACGTTAGGGCATACCTTGTCGATACTTTTTTCAATACTTGCGTATAAAAAGTAACTGACTTCGACCCAACTACCTGCGCTTAGGTAATCCTTTAGCTTTTTCATTGTGTTTTGGAAATTGAACCAATTATAGTCAATGCAATCTTGTTCGAACCTAAAACGGTACTGAACTAAAAAGAAATGACTGACTTGCTTTAGCGTTACTTCTTCGAACGGCTTTTGTGCTAAGTAATTGGATACTTGTGTACCTACATATAAATAGTCCTGGTCTCGTTGGGATAAGGAACTAGCGGACTGACCGAACAGTCCCCTAGTCGTGTTCTTTATTTCCTTAAATTTTAGCGTAGCATTTTGCTTGTCCATTGTACGCGATTTTATGCGCTCTCTGCTCATGTGTTTCTCCTCGTAGTGTTATATTACGACTTCCACGTTAAACGCGAAAATAGGTACGAAATATTAAGAATTTTTGCGGGATTTAGACGTCTTCTTCTTGGACTTCTTAAATCGCAGCGTATAGGACACAGATTCCACAATAGCAGGCTTCACAACTTCTGCATCAAGTTGCTTGTTATAGATCAAGTCCTCTAATAAATCTTCATTGATTGTCGGCTTCATTACAATAAGATTTTGAAGAGCTTCCTTGTCCTTACCTTTAGCGTCCTTAATCAAATCTTGGATAATGCTAATGAGCATAGTCTCGTCCATGGAGGACTTAGTTGTGGACGAGCAAGTCACTTGCCAGCCGTCGGCTTCTGCGGACTCAATGTCTTCGGTAAGCATGTACTGTTTAATTAGTTCCTTGTCCGTTTTGACAGCTTTGTTTAGGATCCCAAGTTCGTAGTTATTTTGCGCTAGTTCCGGAAGTAACTCAAGGAACTCTTTTTCAGTTTTAATTTCACTCATTAGATTTTCTCCTTCATTAGTTCATTAAGGTCCGTATCTACGGCCTCTTCCATTGCCTTTTTGAATTCTTTGCGTTCCTTGGCAATCTGTTGACGTTCCCCCCACATGTGTTGGCGATTGTAGAACGCCAAGTCACCCGGCACTATAGAGTCTCTAAACTTGATCAGTTTATTGACACCCTCTTCGCTCCAGTAACGTGTCCTCTTTTGGTCTAAATCGTTACGGAACTTGGGTAACACGAACGGGAAATGAATATTATTTTCCTTTGCGTACTCCGCGGCGCCGTACCATACGCGAGTAATGGTCGTTTGACTGCGCTCTACTCGTTTACATACTTCCGAAATTCGGTAGTATTTAACTCCATCAATTACTTTCATTCAGTAACCTCCGTATCTTTTCACATTGATCTGGACTTGGTAATTTGTCCAGTTGGATGAACCTTTTCAGTTCCTTTTGATTGCAATCTAAATGGCTACAAAGTTCTTCCTTTGTATACCTGTCTTGTAAGGAAGGAATAGCTAAACAATGGTCGATAGGTGTCCAAGACTTGTCACCTGTCTCTAATTTGCGTTTAGTGTCATTCCTTAGTTCGTTATATCGTTTTCTAAAGGCCATATCTTCTCCTATTTTCGTAGCAATATATCCAGCACGTTCGACAATTTATTTCGAAGAGGTTTACCGTCTACAATGTAGTCGGCTAGTTCGCCCTTACTGGCTACAATGTCTTCAATCGTCTCGTCCATTGTGTTCTTACAAACTAGCGTGATAATAGACACGGTAGAAGTCGCACCAATACGGTGAGCCCTGTCCTCCGCTTGATCCTTCTCCCCCTTTGTCCATGGACTATCGAGGAAAATCACTGTCGTCGCTTTAGTTAAGGTGAACCCTGTTCCTAAAGCTCCAATAGTGCCGCAGATAATAGCCGGGCGTTTGTCGTTTGTAAATTGTTCAATGACTTCGAACTTATCGTCCGTCTCCCCTGTTACTAAATAACAAGGCGCTAGTGACTTAGCTTGTTTTGAAAAAGGAGTAATAATCTTTTCCCAATTACTGAACACTATTACAGATTGTTCATTTTCAATACATTCTTGGATAATTTCCAAGGCCCGTTCGAACTTTGCGGACTTGACCTTTTTAGTAGTTAATACTTCCGGGTTACCTGTAGCTTGACGCAAGCGAATAGTCTCTGCTAGTGGATTGGTACTTAACATGACCTTATCGATATCTTCAATGAGCTTTGTTCGAACTTCATTGTAGATTTTAGCTTGATCCTTGTTCATGTCGACGTACTCGGTAGATCGAATCTTTTCAGGTAAGTCTAAAACTTGTTCCTTGGTTCGCCGAAGCATATTGTCCATCACTAAATTTTTCAGTTCCGTTAGGTTGCGGTAACCTGTTACTTGTCCAAAATTATCCAGGACGCAGTAACGTTCTTTGAACGCCGAAAAGGAATGACGTTCTACTCCTAGCCATTTTAAAATGTTGTAAGTATCTACAGGTGAGTTCAGTAATGGTGTACCGGTAAGACCTATCTTGTAAAAACTGTTCAGTGAATGTAAGGCGGTACCTTGTTGACTGGAAGGATTTTTACATTTATGAATCTCGTCTACTACGACCATCCCTATCTCACCGGTCTGCGTCAACTCCTTCAGCGCCGAAGTAAATGACTTGTCTCTAAGAGTTTCAATATTAGTAATAAGGAAATACTCTTTATGGTCTAATAACAAGTCTTCCACTCGTTTTTGAACTCCGTCGATAGTCAAATTACCTTTTCGATTTACCCGGCTACCAATGATATGAGCCTGCTCGTTTGAATGGATTTCGACTTCTTTAGCCCAATTCCATTTTAATCCCGACACGCAGCAAACGATCAAACAATGACGGAACTCGTGCTTGCGACTGACTGCAATATCGATAGCTTGCTTAGTTTTCCCTAATCCCTGTTCATCACCTAAAAGGAAGCAAGGATGATCCTTCGCATATTCAAAGCTCTCTACTTGATGTTCAAAAGGTTCGGTCTTGTAAGTGAACTCCCCTACGTCGGCTTCTACAATTCGATTTCGACTATCGATGTAGGATTGAACATCTTTTGGAACTTCGCCAATGATTTCTAAATCCCAATACTCCAAAGCGTTCAATACATCAAGGAAATACCTAATAGGTACCTCAAAGTAATTGTAGCCTCGTTCTTTGATTTTAGGAAGAGAGGATAGTTGCGTACCTAGTAGCTCCTCGTCTTCCTTGTCATCAATGTCTGGGATAGAAATGTAGATACTATTTCCTTTTTTGTGCATGCGGGATTTTTCGATTTTTAGTTCGATCAACCCTTAGCTCCTTTCGCTGAGTAGGCGATTAGTTCCATCGCAGTATCCAAGTCTTCTTCCCGTCTAATAGTAAAGAATCCGTCAATTGGCCAGCCGTATTTCGCAGGAACAATTCGATCCAATTTTGCTTTCATTTCTTCCGGCATTGCACGAGATAGCACGTTGATCCGAACTTTGGACTTGCTTTGGAAGATTTTCACAAAGTTGTATTGGTGAAAATACTTAATGAACGATTGAGTCACTCCGCGACGAGATGCTGGGAAGTCGTGCGCAATGCGTGCTTCTAATTGTTTAGTAAGTGATAACACCGTGTCAGATTTTGGAGTACCACTTTTTAGCTTTTGGCGTTTTTCCTTAATCTCTACGACTTCCTTATCGTTACCCTTTTCAATTCGTTCAACTACAATTACTTCAGTAGCCGGACGAGGACGGCGGTTAGTACGTTTTGAAACCTTTGGACCTGCAGTAGGTTTAGGTTCAGTTTTAGGTTCTTCCTTAGGGTCTTCTTGTTCAGGTACGGACTGAACTGAATACCAACGTTCAAAAGTAGCCTTTGAAACCTTAACAGTCTCTTCGCTGCTAATGTTCAATAGTTCAACCTTTTGCTCCTTCTCGTCTAAAGATACTACTTTAAACTCTTTGCGGTTGCGTTTGTTCAAAAGGATTGTACCTTTTACAAGTTCGTTGAAATTTACTTTCATTTCTTTACCTCCAGGACATTGTCCATTTCTTTATTTTCTTTATTATAACGTATTACCCGGTAATAGTCAAGCGTTTTATTCGAAAAAGTTGAACTTTTTTTTTGACAAAAAAAAACCCAGGTACCGAAATACCCAGATTTTTCTGTAATTAAAGAATCACAAAGTAGATAAACAATGAACAATAATAGTATACGAAAATTGAACCATTTTGTCAATCGACTAAAAATAGAGTAAAAACAAAACCCCGTAAGGATTGAACCTTACAGGATTAAGAGAAACAATATTTAGAAAAGAGCTTCCTCCTCCCTTTTTATAGATGCCAGTCCTCTGGCGATACAAGGTAGGTCGTGTGACCTACAAGTTCGATCTTAGTTCCTGCGACCGGCATGTTGATAGCATTCACTAAGACATTTCCACTAGTTAAAATGACGAAGTCAAGTTTAGTGTTCGGCAAAATTTGACCATTTTTCAAAACTGCGCAAGAGATCAATACATTGTGCATAGGTCGAAAACCTTCGACGATTTTACGACCGATTGCGTAAGTACCATTTCGGTACGCTGTTCCAATAGTGTTCAAAAATGCGTAGCACTCGCCCTCTTCATTGCGTTGAAGATAAATCTTTTCTCCATTCAATAGCTTGAAGTTTCCTTCAGCGTTTTCACTTACTTTAGGCATTGTATCCTCCTCACTTAGTAGTGATAAGCCCGTCAGGCTCTACTTTGAACGCTTCTTTATCCGCCAAGCGTCCGTCTTCTAATAGCATGTAGTAACCACCATTATAAGGAACGAACGTACTTGATTTCATGTCGCCGTTGGTAGCATCACAATAATACCAATTATCGTAATACTTGATCCAGCCGGTCTGCATGGATCCGTCGCGATTAAAGAAGTACCAGGCTCCACCGATTCGCTTCCAGGACGTAGCCATATAGCCGTCCTTATCGAACCAATACCAATTTCCATCGGTATGATGTAACCACTTGTCAGCGTACATGTAGCCTGATTCATTGAAGTAGAACCATGCTTTATTGTCTTCGATATATTCGAACTGTCCTTTTGGATAAGTTCCATTAGGGCGAACATACCAAAAACCAGTGTCGTCTTTTTGCCAACCACGTTTAGGTTCAGCGGCTTGCTTGCCTGCATTAGTTAAACGATAAACGTAGAAGTAAGGACGACCAGCAGCGAGCCAGCGTTCATCGTGGTCATTTACGGAGATCCCGTCATACGCCCAATTACAGTGAATGATATTATCACTGTCAATGAACATACCTGTATGACCGCCTGCGCCGGATGAATACCCTTTACGACCCCAGATGAAGATATCTCCACGCTGAGCATCCCAAGGTTGGTTCTCACTAATAAGTTCATAACCGTTCTTTTCGAGCCATCCATGCTCGTACTCGGTATTCACTGCCCAGCCTGCTGAGACTGCGCCTGCGCTTAGTAGAGCATAGTAAATCGAACTCGAACAGTCATAAGAGTCTGGACCGTTTCGGTAGTCCATGCTATAAGATACTTGCCCCTTGCGGGCTTGCATCCAAGCAACGCCTTCATCAATATTTACTCCCATTAGGCCTCCTGATCGTTTTCAGCTGCGGCTTCCTGTTCCTTTTGGTAGTTCTTACTTGAAACACCAAGGACAGTACCTGCGAAGGTAGCCACAAGAGCAATCGTTCCAGTGATAGCGCTTGTATCGAATTTATACAAGACACCTAAACCAGTAATCAGTGCAATCGCTGCTGGGACTACTACGGTGACGGTGCGTTTCGCTACGTCGTATTGTTCGTTAGATAGCTTCATTTATATCCTCATCCTCTCTAATTGGTAGGTCCTTGTATTTTTCATACAAGGCTTCGACTTCACCATTACCTCCGAGATTTTTATAACTTTCGAACAAAATAGACAATTCTCTAAAGTGATCTAAAGTTGTATATCCTCGCATGACCTCGCGTTTTAGGTCGTGATAAAGACGGTAACGTTGAATCTTCCTAGTTCCGTCTTGTATGACGTCATTTTGGTGATTGATTGCTACTGTCGTTTGGTCGATCCCGTCGACCTGTTGTTTTAGATCGCTAAGGGTACTAGAGATATCCTCTAATACCGCTTTAGCTTTATTCGATTTCCATTCGAATAATTTATTTAACAAAACAGTAAGCACTCCGCTACACGCTGTGATAATTGTCGTTAGGACGGCCGTGTCTTTTAGCCACATTGGTATCATCCTAACCCTCCTTATCCAGCGGCTTCAGCTTCTTCAGTCTTAGACTGTTCAGCTAAAATTTCATCTTCGATTGCGTACCGAGCTTCACGCAATTTTTGTTCGTCGCCTCGAAGTTCTCTGCGGTTAGCAGCGTATAGGTCTGCGTCGTGCATTGTCTCGGATACTTGCGAAACGGCGTTGGCGTCAATATTGATAATCGTAGTTTTAACGAGTTTCTTTTCACCACCTTGGGCTACGGAAAACTCGGCTACGATTTGTCGTGTTTTTGTAAGTTCTAACATGTTCACTCACCTCCTTTCTATCCCTTATTATAACATGATTTCGGTTCAAATTAAATACGAAAACTTACATTGTCTAAATTTAACCATTTATTATCTACCTGAGATTTTACCGTCAATCTTCCGTCCGTGTAGATACACAAGATGGCGTTTCCGTAGTCATTATTCAGCGCTTGTAGATACATCGAACTGCGCGGTCTAAATCCCTCAGGCAAAACTGCGATAGTAGTCTCTTTATCCGTTTGACCTTTCCATACGTTACCCTTTAGGTACACGATCCCGTCAATGGACTTGGTGTAATAGGCGTCGCCGTAAGTTGAATGATGGTTCCAGCCGTTTTGAAGAACTAATTTTTGCCAGTTATAACTCTCCATGTCTTGTTTGAACAAGAACTCCTTCCAGTTACCGGGCTTCCATCTACCGCCGTCATTTGCCGTACGCAGGAACATTCTCCCGGACATTGTAGCAAAGAACTGAACCATTTTCCAACTATCTAACCAGAAATTTTGAAATAGTCCCCACTCACCTCGGGTTCCCGTAGGATTGTCCTCGTATTTGTTACTTCGCCATGCAAACTCCGTCGCACGTTTGTTCCATACGTCGTTATGCTGACCAGCGTTCAGTGCTCCGTCTGGGTTCGTAAGGCGGTACTGTTGAACCTGTTGTCCACGAGCAAAGATATCTCCACCTGCGTAGATGTTACCTCTTGCGTCAATAGAGCCAGGTGTTCCTTGTTCTACAATCTTACCAACCCCTAAGCGTCCATCCTTGTCGTAGTGTAGCACTACTGATTCAGTAGCTACCGTAGCACTAAATTCAGTAGACGTAAACCGGTCTTGGATTTTAGCCTTAACTATGTAGGACTTATCCGGCCCATAAGTACCAGCTAAATTAGCTGACGAGTTAGTGAGTAGGGAAATAGTAGTGAACGTCCCTGACGCTGAACCTCTATCTTCTACAAAGTTGTCCGAGTTCAGTGGTGCTACGGAGAAGGTAATTTGCATGATGTTTTTCTGCGTACCTCCTACCGTTATAGGTGCGACCTTAGCATTTCGAAGAGCTTGGATTATCGCAGGATTTTGACGAGTACGTTGAACGGAAAAATTGATAGACGGTCCATAGTATTCAATGACATTGATTTGAACATTTTGAACGTTCGATTGTTTTCCTCGGGTATCTGTTACCCAAGCTCTTACGGTAGCCGAACCATTAAAGTTCATCATCCCTAACTTGCCGCCATTTTCATTGACTGCTAAGTTCTTACCAACCAATTCTGCGTGAAAGGCTTGGATAGTGGATCCGTAAGCGCCGGAGGCGTTGTTGAAGTTGACTTGAATGTTCGACATAATTTGAAGGAAGTTGTTACCTGTCAAAATTTGTCGAACCGCTGAATTAGTCTCCACTAAAGAAATACCCGAAAATGTCGGACGTACGCTATCAGGGATATTGAACTTCCATCCATTAGAATAGAAGTCACTACCAATTTGCGTCGTACCGTTATAGGTTCGAATACAGATGTCCATGACCCCGGAACTGGATTTAGGTAAGTATCTTGCTAAGTCCAGTGAAGGAGTGAAGGATACGCTAGTAGTATGGTTCTTACCTAAATCTATCCAGTCGCTACCAAAAACTCGGTACCAAACTTGATGCGTAAAGGAGTTCACTTTTCGATTGAAAATAATCGTATGTAAAGACCCTAAATCTCTATTTCCTTCAAAACTGGAGATCTGTGTAGACCTTGGAATAGCGTCCAAGGTGTAATTAGTAGAGATAGTGATGTTTCCGTGAACGCCGTTATTCGGGTCAAAGGAAGCCCAAACAGACATCGTCTTAGTCCCGTCACTATTATGCGGAACAGTCACTTCTCCACTTGCAAGCGTTACCTCTTCGCCGGACGTGTCGTAGTCCGGGTGACTGCTATGAACACTTGAACCATTTAACCATACGGAAAGGTTACTGATATTTCCGTAAGTCCACGTTCTATAAGCTCCGTCGCGGTCAATCGTAGCACGCCACCTAACCTTTGAAGAGTTATTAGTGACGTCCTGACTAATTTGGTCGACGTAGAGATTTAAGTGAAGGGGACCATACGAGTTGATAAATTTTGTCATTTCCTTCTCCTTATCCTACATACCGGATCACGTTCATGTCCGGATTAAAAGAGTATTGTTCCGTTCTAAAACGGCCGACTTGAATGGATTGCGTAAAGATCCCGTTATCGATGTGAATAACCCCTTGGGTAAGGTACATGACTTCCTTACCTGCGGAGAACATAGATATTCGGTCACTTGCTACTTTAATCGTAGAGCTACCATCGTTCTTACCAATTACAAGACCTTCATTAGAAGAGCTCATATAACTGTCAATGAACCTTTTCAGTTCTCGTAACCCGCCAAGTTCTTGGATAGTAGCTTCAATTCGACTTGCAGCTAAGATTAAGTCAGCTTCTGATTTTTTAATAGCGTCTTCATTAGCTTTCATTCGACCTTCATAAGCCTTTTCTAAGTTACTTAGTTGCTCCATTGTAGCCTTAGCTTTCAGTTCTGCGTCATGTAACTGAGCTTTTTCAGTAAGCGCCGTCAACTGTTGATTAGTTAGCTTTTGATCCGCTTTATTATTTAAAGAGGCTTCTATATCAGCGGAGGACATAGACCAATCAGTTGGTACTGTCCCGGACTCTAATTTAATTTTACCGTCTCTATACATTCGAGCGGATATTTTAATGTACTTAGCACCTGTAGGTACTTGAAGTAAGTTAGTAATATGCCAGTAACGAGCCTGAACGGTATAGGAGTTAAGACCTGTATCCCTGCTACCTAGGACTTGTTTATCTGCGTTAAAAAACTGCCAAGCGTGCCAAGGCATTCCTTTAGCAGGAACGGTTACCCATAATTGAAGAATTAGTCTAGTAAGACCTTCAATATTAATAAAGTCCGAGGTTCGTTCGTTATTGTCTCCTTGAGGATTATCTATACGTCCTCCTTGAGATAAATACCCAGGTACGGTAGTAGTAGAACTGTACTTATTTTCTGCCCCAACTTGAACATTAGCAAGACGGTCGAACCATCGATACTTAGTTCGATCCCTGCTATCAGCTTGTTCATAATCGGAGTAATAACCCATATATTGTTGGTTATTGTCCTCTAAACTGAACTCACGTGATCCGTCGGCACTTGAGGCGTAAGCTATATGGAAATAATTAGTCTTACCGTCTGCGCCTGGCTTCCCGGGTATCCCTTGCGCTCCATCATTACCTTTCCACTTCGTCCAGCGATAAGCCGCAGGGTCTTTGGAGTGTTCGGGACTAAAATCCTGATACTGTCCAATATAGGCACGACCTTGATCCGTGTGACTAAACCCTTCACCATTAGGACTATCGGAGAACGCTATGTGAGTGTATTGTGAACGCCCGTCACGTCCAGCTGCTCCAGGAATACCTTGCAGCCCCTGAGGTCCTTGTAGCCCTTGTAGCCCTCTTGGACCTGTCTCCCCGATTTTAGAGACAGAATAACCAGTCTCGTTAGTGTTGTCCGTGTAAGTCCAAACAGTTTTCGTCCAAAGGAAAAAGCCGGGTTGAACGTTGGGGATGTTCGAAGTCCAATTTGTTGTAGGTGGAACAGTTCCGGAGGTAGATCCTGCATAGGTAATCGTTGTAGACTTGATACCTACTCCATCCTTACCAGCTATACCATCACGTCCATTATTTCCGTCGCGTGGAATATAGGTCTTTTGATAGCCCGTTTCATTAGTGTTGTCCGTATAGGTCCAAATTGTTCGAGTCCATAGATACTGACCTTTTATAAGCGCAGGAACTTGACTTGTCCAAGATCCAGGTTGAACAGTATCATTCATACTAATACCGTACATTACTGAAGTATTTTTCAGTCCAAGTCCGTTCTTACCTGGAACACCGTCACGCCCTGCGTCACCTTTAGCGCCGTCCTGTCCATTACGAGATACTGAATAACCAGTCTCCGTCGTTTTGTCCGTATAGCGCCAGGTCGTCCGTGTCCAAAGGTAATGTCCCTGAGGGACAGTAGGGACTTGAGTTGACCATCCTCCAGCAGGTGCAATAGTAGAAGAGTTCGAACTTGCGTACATGATTTCAGTAGCAGCTATACCAACTCCGTCCTTACCTGCGATACCGTCTTTACCAGTATTACCATCTTGTCCAATATAGGCAACTGAATATCCAGTCTCGTGCGCTCCGTCGGTATATCGCCAAAATGTCTTCGTCCACAAGAACCGACCTTTGATTAGTTCAGGAACTTGTTCACTCCAGCCACTTTCAGGTTCTTGCGTACCTGAGACGGACACGGCATAGGTAATCGAAGTATCGGCTATACCTACTCCATTCTTCCCTGCTACACCGTCCACGCCGTCCCGTCCTGGACTCCCTTGTTCTCCCTGAGGACCTTCCGGTCCTTGTAGCTTGACCCAAGTGAAGTCATCTGGGACAAGTTCATTAGGGTGCTTGGTTGTCGAAATGACCCCGATATACTTCCCTGATTCAGCGTTGAAGTTAGTTCCTAGGATATCATCTGCGTACCTAATAACGACATGGGATTCAGTTTCAAGTTCTCCAGCTAATACACCTTCGCCGTCCTCGTTCAGTAAGTCCATAAGATCCCGTCTTGGATCCTGGAACGTCAAAACGGACTGAGATAGGTCGTCATAGTCGATTTTTCGGGACGAGATTTTGCGCCATTCAATAACGCTATAATGGTCATCCACAATCAATTGAGTATGATGTAGGTCTGGGATCTTTTTATACAAGACCGCCGAAGCCTCGTACCCAATCAAAGGGCGACAGTAGATATCTAAGTAAGCCCTAGCGGCACTCATTAGATTTTCTTTAATCTTAAAACGTTCATCGCTTTTAGACTTAGCAATGTATCTAGGACGCATTTGACGAGCAGTAAACCACGAGACGTCAATGAGGTAGTCACTTCCGTTATTGATTGACGCAAACGTCAAAGGCTCCTGACTTCCTTCCTCCTTTTTACCGGTCAATTTGTAGGCGGTACAAAGGTTACGGGAGTCCTCTTGTCTAGTAACATACTTCAAATTCTCTTCGACAACCAACGGGAAGTCCACTTTGGACTCCGTGTAAGGTTGTAGAAATACGACTGTTCGAACTATTCGAACTTCTTGCTCTAATAGTTCTTCATAGCCGAACGTAATCTCTAAATTGTATTGCTTTGCTAAATAGCGTAGGTGCCATAACATCGAATTTTCTTTAGCCGTAATACTTCGAACACGTTTATTCGCCCCGTCAGGTGGACATACTACTTGAACCCATTTACCTGCGTCCTTGATAATGTCCTGCGCTACGGCGCCGACGGTAGTAGCTACATGCTTCAAAGGCTTAGGTAATCCTTCAGCGAGTTCGTACCATAGGGCGTAGCATGTAAACTTAGTAAGTCCTTTAGTATCTTCCACGTCCTGCGCGTACTTAATACGGAACCAACGTCCTCCAAAACTAATAATATTTTCGACTTTTAGGTGCTGGTAAATGGAAGATGTTTCAATACTTTCAAAAGAAAATACTTCCTTACCTCTTGCGCGGGTTACGATTTCATCTTCATACATCTTACTGAAGATCTCCACGCTGACGCCAAGTAGATTGTAGTTTTGATCATAAACATAAACAATATCGTCCGGGATAGGACTCATTATCAGGCCGTTATCTAACATGAAATCTCCTTTCTAATAGTAAGATGGGTTAAGGAACATCTCTACCGTTACCGGCAAAGTAGTTGTCCATGCTGCCGTATCGTTTGCTCGATACTGAATTTTAATTGTAGCTTCACCAGTAGGTACTTTGAAAAAAGCTCCTCGTTTGATGTACCTAAAGATATTTGTAGCTTGCTGACTTGCACTAATTTTAATTAGTTCAAAAGTTCCCAAGTTGAGCATGACAATGGAGCCTGCTTCCATAAGTACCGAGTTAGTACCGAACTCCACAAATTGTCCTGAACTTTTTTCCTCAATACGGAAATAGCCGTTCAGTTGACTGTTTGCTCTTAGCTCTAATCGAACTTGACGAGTAGGGCGTCCAGGGTTAGGAAGTTTATCTCCTCCATCGGCGGCTTTAAAGGTATAAGGTTTTCGAATGACTGCGTTCGTGTACTCATAGCCGTCTTTGAACTGAATACCAATTTTAACAATCAAAGTCGCCTCACCTAAAACAGGAACTTCAGTCAATGACCCATGTTCACTTTCCCCTAAAAACTTACCGAAGCGATAAAAGTCTGGATCCTCTTTAGTCGACAATCGCCAAAATGATTTCGATCGAATGAACTGTTTAAACTCGCGATATTTTGCGTTTACTTGTTTTTCCGATAAGCCTTTGAACAATACAGTGACGCTCCCTGTTAGGCCGGATAGAGCAGTAGACGGAGAATCTAATACTCCGTCTATCCCCTCGGGGTTTTTGAACCCTGAATCCTTAAATCCTGCCAAGGTAAGTCCTGTATAGTCCAGCACGGTCGCTCCTTTAGTCGACAAGTCAATGCCGTCCGCTAAAAGCGTCTGTCTGTTTGCCATACTAGCCTCCTTTATGGTGTTACGATGTTACCAAACCCTGAAAGGGTTTCTTTACTTTTATTATAAAGACCGCGTGAGAGTTTGTCAACGTCATCATTATTGCGCACGACAATAGTTCCAATAGTGATTGTGGTGTGATCCTTACCTCCGGAAGCTCCTCCTCCTTGAGGCTTGTCTGGATCCTTGTCCTTAGTTCCGTAAAGGTCTACTTCTGGCGTTCTAATAGCGTCTAATACCTTACCGAATCCAGGTTTTGGAAGTTCGTCCGGCATCTCGTCTACGATTTGTTCGAAAACGTCTTTGACCTTTTGAACTACTCCATTTTCTTGGATGTTCATCTTCACATTGCTTAGAGCGTCCGTAACTGTTTCAGCCATTTCGATAGCCTTGTCACGTGTAGTTCTAATCATGTTACCGATACCGTTCACAAAACCTTGTCCAGTATATACCCCCATTTTCTCCATTACACGAGATGGTGAGTGGATACCGAGGAAGCCTTTGACAGCGTTCAACGCACTTTTAGCCATGTTCGCTGCAGCATTTACGGCCGAGCTTACCATCGAACCAATACCGTTGATGAACCCTCGAACCAAGTTGACTCCGGCGCTTACCATTTGCCCGGCGAATCCAGTGATACGCGAGATCATGGAGCTTCCCATTGAACCAATCTTACCGACTACGGAACCAATCATGGAACCAATACCGCTAATCAAGTTTCGAATTAAGTTCGCTCCTCCAGATAACATCTGTCCTAAGAAGCTCGCAATCTTACTTACCACTTGACCCATCATAGAGGCGATTGTGGAGACGAGTGAGCCAATTAGGGAGGCGATACCTTGGATCAATGCTTGTAGCAGTTGAACCCCTGCTTGGAGAAGTTTAGGAACATAGTCAACGATAGCTTTGAGTAACGCCATCATAATTTGAATAGCGCCAGCTAGTAGCTGCGGGATCATTTGGATAAGTCCCTGTATCAACGCTAGTAGCAACTTAACTCCGGCTTCAAGTAGCTGAGGCAAGTTCGACAAGATGGAAGTCAATAACGTCGTTATAATTTCAATCGCTGCTACGACGAGTTGAGGGATCATTTGAATGAGTCCTTGAATGAGTGCTAATAGGATTTGAATACCTGCCTCTAGGATAGGGCCGATATTTTCAATCAAAGCGTTCACAAGTCCCATAATGATCTGTAACGCTGCTTCTAAAATCATTGGTAGTGCTTGGATTAGTCCTTGGACAAGTCCTGTGATGATTTGTAACGCTGCTTCTATGATAGCAGGTAGAGCCTCTACCAGTCCTTGAATAAGAGCTTGGATGATTTGTATCGCTGCGCTAATAATCGTTGGTAACGCTTGAATAAGGCCGTTAAATAACGCCATAATAATTTGAATCGCGGCTTGGATAATTGTAGGTAACGCTTGCGCAATACCATTTATTAGAGCCGTTAGGATTTGAACACCCGCTGCTAGTATCGTTGGTAAGATAGTTGATAGGGTATTCACTAGCGTTTCAATTACCCGCGAAATAACGGACACAACGCCCGGGATAGCATTAGCTATACCTTCAATGAGCTTAACAAGTATCTCCGTTCCTTTTTGAACGAAAATAGGCAAGTATTGATTGATCATGTCCGCAGCGCCTTGGATAGTAGTAGTCAAGTTATCGAATACTTGAGTAATTCCATCAGCGTTCAGTTGTCCTGTACGAGCCCACGCGGTTAGGAAGGACACTACTAAGCTAATAACAAGTCCTAGAGGCCCTGTAATACCGAAGAACGCTAGTCCTACTTTAGTCAGTACAGACGCAGCGATCGACATGATCCCTCCTACCTTACCAAAAGCACCTCCTAGCCGTTCAAGTCCGCTACTAATGAACGAACCTATCGAAGATCCTGCTTGTCCTAAGTTGATACCGAACTGTTGTAAGGTATTAGCTACTTTCGAACTAATAGCAGATCCGAACTCTTTCACCTTTTCAGCGGCTTTTTGTAGCCACTCCCAAAGGACTTTCAGTTTTTCCGCTGCCCATTCGGCTGCAATACCTAGTCCCTTTTTAATCGCCGGAGCTAAACTGTCAATGAAGTTCCGGAACCTCTCGGATTTCGTGTACGCAATCATAAAGACGGCGACTAGGGCGTAGAATGCGGCTACTACCAGAGCTATTGTACCCATCGTTCCCATAAACGCAGGTCCTAAAAATTGCATGGCGATACGAAGTTTGACCATAGTAGTCATTACAGTACCGACAATCAGTAATAGCGGACCTAGTGCTGCTACCATCCCGGCGAAAATAACGACCATCTTTTGACCTACCGGTGACATGTTGACGAAGGCTTCGATCATCTTAGTGATCCCACCTACAATCTTAGCCAATGCCGGTTCTAAAATTTGCTGAATGATAATCGCAGCGGATTCAAACGCTCCTCCCATTTGTTCAATCTTACTTGCCAGGTTGTCCTGCATAGTCTCTGCCATTTCCTTCGCAGCGCCGTCCGAGTTGATAAGAGCGTTCGTCATCTTATCCAATTTCTCTGGCCCTGCGTCGAGTAGCGCGAGCATACCTGAGAGCGAGTTTTGACCGTACAAGGTTACGAGATGTCGGTTCCGTTCTTCTTGCGTCAGTCCAGCGGTAGCCGTTTTCAACTGAGCAATTTGTTCGCGGAGTGGGATCATCTTACCATTTGCGTCGTAGAAGGATACCCCTAATTGATCCATGGATTTAACCATAGCCTTAGTTGGTTTAGCTATACGAGACAAGGCTCCGCGAAGTGTCGTACCCGCTTGTGAACCTTTGATACCTGCGTCGGCCATAATACCGATAGACGCTGCGGTCTCTTCTAAACTTAATCCCATCGAATGCGCAACCGGTGCGACGTATTTCATCGCCTCCGCCATGTCGACCGTCTCAGCGTTTGTATCAGCTGCAGCTCGAGCGAATACGTCAGCGACGTGTCCGGCTTGTCCAGCTTCTAGTCCAAACGCCCTCAAGGAACTTGCCATAGCCTCGGAGCTTGCTGCTACGTCTCCTCCAGATACCGCAGCGAGGTCAAGTACCCCCGGCATAGCATCCATGATTTCATTCACTTGGAAACCAGCTGAAGCGAGGTTCTCCATACCCTGCGCAGCTTCTTTAGCACTGAAAGCCGTCTTAGCACCGAGTTCAATCGCTTGCCGTTTCATCTTATCCAGCTCGCCACCTGTGGCTCCTGCGATAGCCTGAACACGAGACATTTGAGCTTGGAACTCGTTCCCTACTTTGATAGAAGTCGCTGCTATACCTAAAAGAGGTAGCGTTACGGCGGTAGATAATACCTTACCCATGCCCGTTAACGCTGAACCTATTTGGAAGGATCTGGACGTTTCAACTGCTAGTCGCTGCGCTTGGTTTTGAGCCAGGTTCAGTTGACTAGTAAAATTGGAAATATCTAGCGTCATTTTGGCTGCTATTGATCCAAAATCCATATATCTTCCTTTCTATTAAATAAAAAATAGGAGCGACTAAATAAAGTCACTCCATTAGCATTTGCAAACCTGGATTCTTTTTCTCGTCTCCAGGGTACCTAGGAGTCTTATCGTCCGCGATGTAACGAATGTAGGCAACTGCCGCAGTATCGAAGCAATAGCGTCCAATTTCTGTGGTCAGTCCTACGACATCACTAGGTCTAATATGAAATTCAGTAGCGACTGCTATGACATTAGACATTTCCTTCGTTTGAACGAAAGGACTCCGCCGAAGCTACTTCCCCGTACATGGCGCTGAAGATTGTCATCAACTGATCATCCGTCATGTACTCCCCGATTTCTGCGTAAGTAGGTTGAACCAACGCAGCTTCCGCAAAGACACGCAATAACTCGGCCATGTCTTGTAAGCCTGAATCACTTTTGTTCAGTTTTTCCAGCGCTTTACGTTTTTGGTCGTCAGTAATCGCGTTCATTGAAAGGTCGTCCTTAACGACTTCTTGCGTCTCCCCAAAAAGTTCAGTGACCTTACCTAAAAGGGTATTAGGAATACGACCGTTCGCGATCAAGTTCATTACCCCAGCCGAGCGAATTTGAACATAAATTGGCTCAGCGTCTTTTCCAAAACCTGGAAGAGGGATAACTTGAAATGATTTTTGACGAAATTGTTCAGCGGTGATAATGTTGTTACTCATAGCAGTACCTTTCTAAATTTAAGCGTATTGGGCGACAAGTGTAATATCCCGGTCAGGCATAACACTTGTATCAAAGTTCCACATAGTAGATTCGCCCTGAATCTTCCAGCCTTTGAAGACCTTACCGTCTGTGCGTGTTGGATCTGTTGGTTTAGGTGTTACCTTTTTGCCGACTTCTACTTTAGCAGGGTTAGCCGTTCCGTTACCGCCCGCTAAATCATACTTCACATTGCGAAGGATAGCAGGGAGTGTAGGAACGTAGTCCATTGACTTAACAGGAAGTCCAGCCTTAGTAGCCTCGCGGGCTTTGATTTTGAACTCAGGTGCATAGAACTCTTTACCAATGTTGAGTCCTGGAGCGCTACCAGTACAGTTGTTCAAAGTGATTTTGACGTAGTTGACGATGGAGTCTCCTACATAGTTAGGCACATAAATGTTCATCCTAAATGGTTTCATATTTGTTGCGCCTTGTGCAAGCATTGGTGAGTCATATCCGGCGATAGCTTCGTTCACTTTGCGAACAGTACCACCTTCAATCAATGCCATAATTTCAGGGTCAAACGTGTTGTCCTTGAATGTTAGGTCGTAACCATACAAAAGGTCTGGGGTACGCACGATCGCAAGAATACGAGTATCATTGCGCTTGATGTCTTCCGTACCTTCCGAGGTTACTGACTCAAGTTCCGCAGTCTCGGCGGTGTCGACTGTAAACTTAGATCCACCAACTCGCGGTAGCTGAGTCAATGGATCAAGTTCTTCGATTTCGACAAACTTAATTCCGTAAAGAATATCCTTACTCATTTATAGATTTCCTCCTTGTGGTATTCTATATTCGATTTCTAGTCTATAACGAGATAACATCGTGTCGAAGTAGTCCCCTGTCTCGGAGTAGGTCACTTCATAACCCATGTCCTTGATCAGTTGTCGAACTCTTTGACCATAGTCATCTATCCCTATAATTGAATTAGAGTGGACGTAGATTTGAACCTTCCAGTATGAAAAACTTCCTAGGCTATTTGTAGCGCTAGGCATTCGATGACTGAACCTTAGTACGATATAATCATCCGGACGGTCTAATTCATCCTCCGTTTCACCGAACTGAAGTCCGGGAAGCATTGGCGTAGGAGACAGTTGGTAAGTTGGTAGTATCTCCTTTAGTCTGTCCATCATTGAAGTACGTTTTGTCATTTCATCCTCCTAGCTTACTAATCGTCTTAGAGCCCTAAACAATTCTTCCACATTGTCCTCTATAGACTGTTCTAGTATCTTGTACTTGCGTCCGTGCGCTAGTTCCAACCAAAAGCCATAGCTCATATGGTGCGATACTGCGATCATAATTTGATCCTTACTGACCCATGCGGCTTCACCTTTCAGTTTTTGCCGGGCGTTACCTGTACGGTCCGTCCAAATCGCATTAGACTTAGCGTAAGCCTCCATTTTAGTAGAAGCTATCTCACAGATTAGTAAAACAGACGTAAGGAACTTGCTTCGGTATTGTTCACAGGACTGAACGAACTCACTAGGATCCCATACAAGATCAGCCATTAGTCCTTTACCTCCAATTTCAGTTCGACTACGATATTTTGCTCTAAAATGTTATGGACTTCGACTACTCGATACCGTCTACCTGATTGAATAATCGTAACAGTATCACTAGGCTTGATTTTATCGCCTCCATCATTATACATGATGAAGAGTCTAATCCCATTTTGAGCAAAAATTCTACCAGCGTCCGTAGCATTGGACAGTAGGTCAGGGCCGGTTGAATTGTCGAATAGACAAGTGCCGTTATCTAATACGAGTTCCTTTGATTTGTCTCGTTTTTTACCACCGTAACCGTCACTGACCCATGCGTCCCTTGTTACTTTTATCTTAGTAGGCGCAGTCTCAATAGCTCGACGAACTTGTGCTTCGACATAATTGTAGTCATAAGTCATGTTCCGTCCGCCCTTTTCATTAAAATAGTAGACCCTGTACTCGCTGAAAGGTCTTGCTCTTGTTGCTCTGCTTTATACTCGTCATAGAAGAACTGAGCCATGTTCTTCCAGTATTCGGCGTCACCTTTCAAAGTAATAGGTCCAAGAGTCACAGCGTCATTGCGCGTTTTAAGAAGACATAATTTATAGCTTACATACGCAACTGACTTGTGACGATCTAAAAGAGCGGAGATGTACGTTTCCGGATATGGATTAGGGGACTGAGTGTTCCCTATATTCTCCATAACCAAGTCAATATCCGCTTTTTCTGCCATGTTACTCTCCTAGTTCGTAGTCAATAAGTGCGTCGATATACTCACTCTTACGAGTAAGTCCAGTTAAGTCAATACCGTTAGCCTGCGCCAGTTCAGCGAGTTGAGGAACTGTCATAGACGCATACTCTTGTCGCATCTTTTCAACCTCGGCCTCGTCGTCTAAAACAGGAGATTCAGTTTCACTTACTGAACTATCAGTACCCTCTGCTTCTTTCAGTTCAAAAGCAAGACCACTATCAATGAGGGAAGTAGCAAGCGCATTGGGACAATGAAACACTGACCCCGTATGCATTACACTCCCGGAGACAATCAACGTACTCAATGCTTTTAGTGTAGCCATAAATTACCTCCTAAAAATTAGCCTTCGTTGGTCTTAATAACCCCGACATAGTCAATTCCTTCGAACGATGGAATCATTACCGCAGAAACGACAGTCACCACGTTCACTGGATGTTTTTCCATGTAAGTTGTCACAGTAGGACCACCTGAAAGAACTTGGACTTGAGCGTCTGTTCCACCTGAAGCCAAGTCAAACGCTTCAGGAGTAGTTCCGTACCAAGTGTGACCAACTGGATCTGGAGGAAGCAAGACAACGACGTGGTCATCAATCAAGTTGAACTGACGAATGTTACCTGAGTCAGGAAGTTTGTCCGCGTCAGCAAATTGTGCAATCTTCTTAGAGTACACCGCGATTTGAAGTTGAGTCTTCTCTGCGATGAACTTTTCAGCGTCCGCAGCTAATAGCATGAAGTTTTCCCATGATCCTTGAACACCAACCGCAAGAGCTTTCTTAATTGAATCACTCTTCGTCATGTTGTTGTAAGTGTTACGGTTCATAATCATACGAGTAGGTCGAACCCCTGTACGGTTTTCCATGTCGTCCATAGCCGCCAAAATGTCGGCGATAGGATCCGACTTAGTACGGTCAGTCCATTTTTGCGCTGCGGTGTATTGTTGTTTAGCATCCATGTTGTAATCATAGGTATACTGAGCTTCACTGTTGGTAGATTTAACAGTAAATTTACCGTATTGAAGCAACTGCATACGCATGTATTCGGCTTGCGCCTCTACACCGTCGACAAGGTTTTTAGTGTCATTGTAAAGCTGAGTGATGATTGGTTGAGCCATTCCTTGGCTTTGAGCCAATAGCAATTGAAGTTGTTGGCGGTCTTTTTCCCCTAAACGCATTGATTCACGGAAGAACGCCATTTCAGTAGCTTGTTTGCTAAATCCAGCACGTTCACGGATGCTAGCCTTAGCATCATAGTTCGATGGTTGAATTGTTACTGGAAGGTTATTAGCACCTTTTAGCCAAGAAATGTCCGTCCCTGCTTGTTGCGCATTAGGGAAAAGTGAAGGGCCGAGGTATGGAAGAGCGTTCGAAGGTAGAGCTTGGATGTAAGCAGCGACCTCACTCGCATTTAGGTAATCATAAATATTCATCTAATACTTCCTCCTATTTTACTACCAAAATCATTGGGTTTTTATTTTCAGGAACTGCTCCACCGACTTTTTGAAGTGCAGCGTATTTAACAAATCCATGAACAAGAACAGTGACAGTGACTTTATCTTCACCGTCGTAAACACGTTGATCCGCAAAGATAACACCATCAAATTGTTCACCTGAACCTACTACTTCAAGTCCAGTCTTGCGACCGTCGAGTGTAGTTGCGTTCTTCACGCAAGTTCCGGCTAAAATATACTTCTTACCACCTACGTCAGTAGCGGCAGTAGCAGGGATTTGGGCGCTTAGGGCGACATAATGGTCTGGGATTGCGACAACGCTTCGAGTAGTTTGATTGAAATCAGTTTTCTTAACTCGTACATTAGGCATAGCCTTTTCCTCCTATTATTTAAAGAATGTAGCTTGTTGCTGACCAGTAGCACTTTGTGATTGAGCTAATGATTCAGCGAGTTGCTTACCAAAGGATCCTACTTCACGTGGTTCGGGAACTCCTGCGCCTACGCGACCTGAGTTACCGGGCTTACCTGTTCCGGAAGCTCCTTTTTGTGAAGATTCAGGGTTAGGTACGTCCTCGTCTTTAGGATTTTCTTTGAATAAGTATTTACGAGACTCACGCAAAGACTTCAACTGATCTTCTAAACCTTTGACGTTACCTTTGTCGTCGACTGTGATATCGTCCAGGTTCATAAATCCAAGAATGTCCGCTGCGGGAGCAATGGAATCAGTAATCAAAGGATGTAGAGCTGAGATAACTGAAGCACTTTTAGCTATTTGAGTTTGGTTGTCTAATTGACTTTGTAGGTTTTGAATCGTAGCCTGCGCATCACTACCATCTTCGACCTGCTTGGACAATGTAGCCACTTCCTTCTTATAACCTTCAATCGAATTGTTCGCTTGGTCGCGTTGTTGAACAACTTCATCGAATCGTGCGTGTGGTACATAATGTTGACCATCACCATCAATGAACAATTTTGCGTCCAATTCTTTTGCTTTAGCCTTCACATGCTCTGTGACATTTTTGATCGTTGGTTCATCCAAACCTTTTAAAAGGTCTTCTAAATGATAAGCCATTTGATATCCTCCTTGAGTTTACGCCCTCCGGCTGAATCTTCCGTTTTTATTTACTTGGAACAGTGAAACCAAGTTCAAGTCGTTAAGGTGACAGGATCCCTTTTTCATGTATTATTATAACAGAATCGAACCTTTTTTACTATGTTTCGAACCAAAGATACCTATCGACTAATTATAGATAAAAAGATACCGTTCGAAAACGATATCTTAATAACTTTTAACAAAATCCAGGTCACTGTATTTTTCGATTTTCCCTGCGGTTAGATCGTCATACCAAGCGTCTAAAACATCGTTCGGTTCTCCATCTACCCAACCGCGCAACTCGTCAGCGATTTCTTCGAGTGAATCTTCGTACCATATAGTTTGGTAACACATGCCATTAGGATGGTCGAACGGGCATTCTTCAATAGGGAAGACTTCTCCGTCCAAGTCGATACAAGCCTGACAAGTTCGACCTGGCGCGTGTACGGAGTGCCACTGAACTTTTCTAGCGTAAGGGCTCACTTTTCCCCATTGCCGAACTCCAGCGGTAGCTGAATGACTAATGGTTGTTCTTGCAAGTCTTAAAGCATTGTACTCTAAATTTTCATACTTGCGTGCCGTAGTCTTACCCAACTTTTCGGCGATTTGTTCGAAGTCCCACTCTTTACGAGCTTTTGGGTCAATGTACTTTTCTAATAGTTTAGCCATGTCGACCGCAGACATCCCACTTGAAAGACCTTGCGTGACAATTTGTTGAACGTCATTCCCTGCGCGTGCGGCACTAGACCAAACACGTTTAGACAAGTTCTTCCCGTCTTTGTAGATTTCTCCTTTAGTAACAGCTTCAGCGGCTTTACGGGAAAAGACTAATGACGCGGAACGAACTTCTTTTCCAAAGTCTTTAGCAGTAGCATTTCCATCTTCTCCTAAAATGTTCAGTAAATGTAGAACCTGTCCGTCCACGGCGTTCTCTGCGGCTTTTTGGGAGTATTCGTGCATAACGTGAACGAGAACTTTATGAAGGTCGTAAGCGTAGTCTTTATAGATCCGTTTAGGTAAGTAGCCGTTACGGGATTTTTTAATCTTTTCTATTAAGTCTACGCCAGCATCATTGAACGCTTTTAACACGGCCTTCTCTTGTTCAAGTGTCAATTTAATGTTCGTCTCGTGTATAGCTTTTTCCCAGCTACTGAGATACCCATTCTTTTTCTCTTTGCTCAATGTTCAGCTCCTTTTTCAATTTTGCGGTAAGGCCTGAAATCTTATGCCCGGCGTTTTCGTCCTTCATTCGATAATCGTGGTAAAGGTTTTGGTTCATCGCTGCTCCCTTACCTAATTCCTTTTTCATCTTTGAACGACATTCATTTCTAAATCGAATTAGTTTTTCGATTTCTTTATCGCCGACATAAGTAGTGAACCTATAATGACACTTAGGACATTCAAAGAACCTCCACTCGACGCCGCGTTCGATATGTTTGGAGATAATTTGTTTAGACGATAGTTCGAACTTGTGCTCGCAATGATCACAGTTTACATCAAAGACCGTTTTAGATTCGATCTTGGGTTTGTTGCCCTTGTTGTTCTGGCGTACTTGGTTCTTCAATTGTTTCTTCTTGCGGGTTTTCATCTTGTGGTTCTCCTTGTTCGTTTAATTCATTAGCTAATACAGGTAAAGCGCCAGCGGAAATTTCATCAAGCTGCGCAAGTTCCTGCAATACACGTTCCCACTCTTTGTCGGCTTTTTCTTTCTTACTGAACTCTTCGATGTAAGATTGGTGACTTCGAACATTTGTCTGTACTTCAGTAAGCGCAGTTTGTTTAGCGGAAAGTTCGTCACTTGGTAATGGATAACGGTGGTCAATGGTCAATGTCGTAAGTGTTTGGTAACTTGATTGAATGTCTTGTGGTAGAACTCCTAGGTCTACTCCTACTTTACTAAGTATCTCTTCTAATAGTTCGATAAGCCATTCAATAGCGTCATCCCATTCTGCCCACTTGTCGTCACATTTACTCATTAGGTCATAGAATAGATATTGCATGGCAATCCCAGACGGCGCATCTTGTACTTTTTCCGGAAGGGGTTGGTCCATGAGTTCATACATGGCTTTTTTAGCTCCGTCTAAATAGTATTGAGCAGTAGGTAGGAAGTTGAAGTTCCCGGAGATTGTAGTCACCTGCGCCTGTCTACCTCCAGCGCCTCCAATGGAAGATGTAGGGTCACTCTTAATGTCGACCAAAGCGTTCGGCGCAATTTTCATTCCTTGAATAGATTTCGAAGATCCATCAATGATGACGGGTTGTTCGAACATTTTGAACCGTAAAGAGTCCCGCATGTCACTAATAGTTCGGTTCGTATTGTCCGCGATAGTGATAAGGTCTTTGACGTCACTTGTTCCGTATACGTCATTAGTGAGTGGTTCATTTAAAATGACCTTACAAGGGATTTGACTAAGTCCAGTTGGCGCCGATTCTTGTACTTTTAATGGTACTTGAACCTTATTACCTAAATTATCTTCAATTTCAATTAGTTTGGCGTCTTTTTCTTTGATTGTAGTTTGCCCATCTTCGGTCATGTAGATTTGGTTCGAAGTTCCGTCGGTCAACGTGTAGGTGAGCCAGCATTGTTCTTCAACATCTTCCAAGGCCGTAGTGATACCAGAGTTCGAACTTCCCGATTTCACTTCATAACGGTAGTGATGCCATAATTGTTTTTCAGTGGACATCCCTTTGGTACGCTCGTCCTGATACACAATGTCAACGGACAAAAGACGGGAAGGATCTTTAGGGTCTACTATATAGGAGAATTGCGGCATGGAGTAGAACTGAACATCTACAGGTTCTCCAGGGTTTGCTATAACGGATAATAATACTCGTTTCCCTACTGTCGCATCTACCAAAGCTCGTTTACATTTACTCCAAAACTTTGCGTGACCTAAAATGTGGTCGAACAAAATGCGTTTATTTTCTGCCTTATCATCTTCCTTGTCTACAATAGGATTGAAAATAAGTTCGGGTTCGGTTCCCATCATAAAGCGCGCTTGCTTTTTGATTAGGGATCGAATGTAGTTACGGATCTCCCGTGTAGGTTTATAGTCAAGTGAATCTTCTTTGATCTTCCACGTTTGACCATAGTCTGCGTTCAAGTCGGTTACATCAAAGCCGTCAAAGTATTGGTAATACTTTTCGACCTCTTGTAGTTCCTTTTTGAACTTTTGATTCTGCGCAAGCGGGCTATCAAAGGATTGACTGACCAGCTCGTCGGTGTGAGAAATAGCTTTTGATTTTTTAGCCATGTAGTTTACCTCCTATAATGTATTATACACTATTTTATCTAATATTGTTTACCATTATTTATCGTGCACCTTTACCCGATAAGACTTGGATTTCAAAACCAAAGTCGTCGTTAATAATCGCGTCAGTAAGACACGCATAACGATTACGGTCCATACAGTGGTCATTCTCCTTAATGACTTGGTCTTTACCAACTTGACTAGCCTTGCTATCCCAGCTATAGGAATAATACTCGTCTATGTCGTGCGTGTTACTTGGGTCTATTGTAAAGCGACCTTCCGTCAATAGTTCAGCGTGGAAGGAAATACCTAAAGTGACGTCATTGCGCGCAGGGATTATAGGTATATTTTTTCTTACTATATAAGGATGTTTTTGTAGTTCAACAATCATCGCCGACGCTGAAGGATCTAGTATGATGTATTCAATAGGAAGTCCTTTAATCATTTTCACTAAATCATTCGCATACTCTTTGGTAGTCTTTTGAAGTATGGAACCGAACTGAACATTAGATCGAACATCAGCTTCCGTAAGTTGTTCCTCGGCTTCCCTACCTGAGTAGTAGTAAGACTGAATTAAATGGTAACTTTTTCGGCGCTTTGAAAATCCATAAAGTCCAAAGGTAGTCGCATTATAAATACCAAAGTCTCCTGCGACGAACAATCGGTCGAACTCAATATTCAAAGATCGAACATGCTGCTCCTCGTTGAACATGGAATAAACCAAACCATCCGCGGTAACCCAAAGACCTAATATGAACCTTTTACGGAAAACGCCAGCATACATTTTAGAATAGCGTTCTTTAACATGTTCACTAAGACTTGGATTATCTTCCATTGTAAAGTGAAGATATAAAATGCGCTTTTCGATTTGCTTGTCGATCCAGTTCTTTTTGAAATAATGGTTTGGATTTCCCGGGTTACAACTGAACCACATTTTTGAACCTTCAACGGAACATCGACCAGTAGCTTGGTTGACAAAAGACTCCGGCATCAACGCAACCTCGTCACAGAAGATACCCGCTAAAGTAACCCCTTGGATAAGGTCTTGCGAACTCTCGTCTTTACCGCCAAAGATGTAGAAATAATTGACTATTTCTTTTCCTTTATTTAAGTACCTAATAATAATTAGATTTTCATTGCGCACATCTTTGATTTCATAACCGCGACTGACAAGCATTTGCTTCAGGGGTTGGATAACGTTACGGCGCGCCGAGTGAATCGTCTTACCACAGATAGCAAAGTTTTGACCATTGAACGAAGTCATAGCCCAAAGTGTAAAGGACAAGGCCATCGATACAGTCTTCCCTGAACGGATGGAACCATCGGCGATAACAATGTCGAAGTCTTTGTAAGGCGAGTTATCTGTCCACCACGTTAAGAGTTGAAGCTGCTTCTTACTAAAAGGTACAAAGTTGAATTTAGGTATTTTATTCCTTAGGCTCATTACCATTATCCGTTACTCCTTTTAAATAGGATCCAGTTTCTTCACTAAAAGTTTGCCAAACTGATTTTGCGGCCTCGTCCAGCGCCTGAACAAAATTGTCGCGAACTTCTTCCGTGCCGTCCCCTTCTCCCATTTTAGCACGCAGTAAGGTAATCTTTTCCCGTTCAATTTGTAGGCGATACTGAACCTCTGCTGGGATCATCCCGTTTGCGCGTTCTTGTCCTAATTGGGCGCGGTCTATAATGTTCGATAATACATCCAAAGCTCCCCAACGTATTTGTCCATCTTTAGTCATTAAGTATTTGTCTGGGTTATCTAAAGCCATTTCTATAATGGACATTAGTTTTTCCCAAGCGGCATGATATTTGACGTTGACAGTAACTTTGAACCCGGCATACATTTGAGTCAAAGTATCATTAGTGACCAAAGCCTTTTCATCTTCGAACTGTTTTTTCAGTTTGACCCATTTACCTTTTGAGCGTAGGATTTCGACAGTTGTTTTTGACACGCCATATCTATGTGCAATTTCCGCGACATCCATGCCCCTAATAAATTCAATTTTCATGCGCTCATTGCGTTCTTGTTTACTAAGTTTTATCCCTTTATAATCGAACTCAATGACCTCGTCTACATCGACACGCGCTTTTTGTTTCACAGGTTTACGGCCTCGCTTTTTGCGCGAAATAGGTTTTTGCGTTTTAGGTCCATTAGTTGTCCCCATATAAAACATCCTCCTTCTTATTTTAAGTCACTATTATTATACACTAAAAACAATCACATTCAAAGGCTCCTAGGTAATACGCAAATCGATAAATTATAGTTCAGTTCTATCAATTAAGATTTTGCGCTTTTGGGTCTAAATTTCCCGAACTTTTTCGATTATGGTTTTTCGAACCTTTGAACATTTATTTTCGAACTTTCGAACAAAATGAACTTTTCGAACATTGTTTTCGAACTTTCGAACATTGTTTTCGAACTTTCGAACATTGTTCAGTTTTAATGGTTCAGTGTTTTCGAACTATGATTCAATCTCGTTTTTCTAAAATTGTTCAATCTTGTAACTCCTTGGTACTACTGGGTTTACAGGACTTTGAGAGTTGGTTTGTGGAAGTGCGATTTTCTATAAAACTTGCTTGCTTTTTAGTATCTAGTTTGCTACTAATCTTACTGCTATTATTGCTAGTATTCCTTTATATAATAGGGTTTATTAGTAGAAAGTTCGAAATGTTTATTTTGCGCGCATTTGATTTTTATTGATATATCAACGTTTTGCGCGATTTTGTTTTTGGTATTTAATAAGTAGGTAGATAAATACTTTTAGCTCACTTTCAGTAGTTTTTAGCGTGTTTTTATGTGTTTTCCCTGCGCGTATTTTTTAAGGCGTTAAAAAAAATTTAAACTTTTTCGAACTTTTTTGACAAAAAGGCTTGACTATTACCCGGTAATACTGTATAATGTAATTGTAAGTAAGAAATAAAGAAAAAGAGGTAAACAAAATGAACTTCGAACAATTTACAAAAGCACTCACTAACGAATACCTAATGGTAGTAAACGGAACACAAGAAGAAGTCCTAGGTTCAGGGAACATTGAAAACATCTTGGACGGATCAAACTTCGCTAAAAAACTTGCTAAATCTACAGTCCTACAAATGGAAAAACTTAGTGACGAAGAAGTTATTGAATGGGACTTGGAAGACCCAACTGCGGCCGTTTATGTAGTAACATTGGACATTTAATAAGGAACTAAAAGGAGGAACTAAAAATGAAATTTGAAGTTAGAAGTGAAACATATTTTACCGCCGAAGAACTTTTGGATAACTATGAAGTAGATATGGAAGAACTTAATCCATACTATGATGAAGTAGAAGATAAAGTATTTGTAGAAGTAAAACACATTGCGCCGATTTTTAATTTTGGGGAAAACATTGAAGCCGAAATTATTATTAAAAGTCGAAATGGTAATCCTGTAATCATTATTGATGAAGGTATTTAAAGTTATAGGTAAGGTCCTTCAGCGGGCCTTACTTTTTTTTCGAAAAAAAAATAAAAAAAAAGTTCGATTTTTTGAGGTTTAGGGGTTGCGTATTACCCGGTAATATGTTATAATTAACTTGTAAGTAAGATAAACAAAGAAAACAGGAGGAACAGAAAATGTTCAAATACAATATGGTAGACAATGACGAAATGGTAATCAACGTAATGGTAGAAGCTAGCCCAACTTCAATTACCCAAATTACATTTTTCAAAAGTAACGACCTTACTCAGTACGCTAAATTGTTCTTCGCAAATGGTAAAGTTCGCACAATTAGCTGGGGATGCTCCACTTCACTATTAGGTAAAGAAGTCAAAGCTACTTTGGTAAATGCTAAAGAATACTTGATCGGACTTGGCGTAGTTAAATGGCATGACAAAGGATATAACTCACGTATCGACTTCATTAAATAATAAGTAAGGTCCTTGCGGCCTTATTTATTTTTCCTCACTGCGCAAAATAATTGAAAAAAAAAGTTCAAAAAAGTTCAATTTTTTCGAGCAAAAGGGTTGCGTATTACCGGGTAATATGGTATAATGTATACATAAAGGAAAACAAAATAAAAACAAAAGAGGTAAACAAAATGCTAAAAGTTAAAGATCTTAAAGATGGAATGAAAGTTGTTAGCGTATTCGGTACTGAGTTCGAAGTAGTAGGGAAATTAGGTCGTAAATATGTTCAGTTGAAACGTGTTACAGACGGAGCAGTTTGGTACTACGATAACGAAGGCTTAGAAGTTCAACAAGTAAAAGTAATTGGATAATTTAATAAAGGAGATAAACAATGAAAACAATTAAAAACGGCGGAGACGTATTCAAACAAGTTAAAACTATTCCAAGTGGTTATTCAGTATGGAACATACCTTCAATTGGCGAGGGTTGTGTTCCTTTGTATGTACCTGCTAGTGAAAATAAGGTAGACGTTACTTCATTGCGCTACTTACAACTAACTGAACAAGAAGCTAAGATTTTACACAATGCCGCAGGTTATGGGATCCGTAACTTAGCGGACGTGCGTAAGGCTTTAGCAAGTAAACGCAAAGGACCTACAACTGAACGTCGCAAACGTCTTGCGGAACCTGCGCTACCAATTTTTGAAAAGTACACAAAGGAGAAATAAAACAATGTCGAACGAAAAACTTATCGAAAAGATTAAAAACCTTATTCAACTAGCAAACGACAACCCGAGTGACGAGGAGGGACAAACTGCCCTTCTTCTTGCTCAAAAGCTAATGCTAAAAAATGATATAGCACTTGCGGAAGTAGAACAGTTCGACGAACCTGAAAAGTTCGAAACTTCTTCCACCATTGGAAAAGAAGCAAGTCGAATCTTTTGGCGGGAAAAGGAACTAGGGTACACGCTCGCAGCTAACTTTAGATGCTTTTGCATCAATCAGCGCGATAGGGCTTTGAATAAAAGTCGAATAATTTTCTTTGGTGAAAAACAAGACGCCGAATTGGTGTCTAAAATATACGAGTCCGCTTTGCTTTATCTTTGTTACAGACTTGACCGACTTCCTTCGTGTGAACCTTCGTACAAGAACTCTTATCTTCTAGGATTTTTAGTAGCTTTAGACACGCGCTTCAAAAAGCAAGTAGAAGAATACTCACTTATGGTCTTACCTAGTGAAGAGACTAAGAATGCGCTTAGGGATACATTTCAAAATCTAAAGCAAGATAAAGTTGAAGTACCTAAAAACGACTTCAATTTAGAAGCATATACGGAAGGAAAATTTCAGGGCGAAAATGCAAAAATAATGCCTAATGAGATTTTGGAAGGAGATGTCTAAAATGTTCATCGTTCGATTGTTTGCTAAATTATTGTTAAAAGTGCTAAAATGGTTGCAAGGATTTGTCGACCAGAGCGGATTATATTAGGAGGAAAATAAGATGGTTATTTTTGATAGAAAAGCGGAGTTTACTCCTGTCAATTTCGGCGAACGTGCTACAGAAATGGAGCGTCAACACTGCTGGACGGAAGCAGCGTATTATCAACAATTAGCTAAAAGGTTCAATAGTTCAACATGTAAGGAACATGCGAACCAATTACTTCAGCGACACGCGCTTTTGAGTTAAGGAGGAACTATCATGCGTAAAATCAATAAGTTTAGAGTATCCGTAGCGTTAGGAGGTGTCCTCCTTTTCGCTGCGCTTGTTTGTAATATCGCGATGCTGCGCGTACAGGTTAGTCAATTACAAGTGGAAGTGAACCAACTGGACAAGCGCTTGGAAGCTATACACAATACATCAAGTGAACAAGTTCGCTATCAAAAGATGGTAGCTAAAACAGTAAAGGACTAAGCTATGGCTAAAAATAAAAAACGAAAACCTAAACAAGGTAAGAAGTTTAGACCTAATATTGCGACAGGGGTTCGACAAGTACCTAAGATTAGTTATCGCAAAGTAACTTGTAAATACTTAGCGGATACGGACTCTTTTCAAGTGTACTTGGATATGACGTTAAATGGTACCCTTTTGCGCCTACTTGGATTGATTGATCCTAATCAAAGCTATGAAAAAGGTATTCGAATATTTACCAAAACTCCGCAGCGTTGGATGACGTGTACGGAGGTTCAAATTAAAAAGGAACACGCGCCCGGCTTGTTCACTGTACTCACTGCTTACTGTCATACTATTGGTGACTTATTAGACGACAGCACGGACGTGCAGGATCTACCGCAAGGTCTAATCTACAATGAAGGTGAGGCCTTTAAAGATGACAAGTGTATTGAATTATATAAAAATGTAAAGGAGGCTTCGACTATGCGATGTCCAAAATGTAATTCGGCTTATATAGGTCGAACCTTTAAGTACGCAGGTACGTTCATTATGACGCAAACTGGTGAACAAATTAGTGACAACTTGACGCCCGTTCCTAGCGGTCAATATTGGCGATGCTTGGATTGTAATGCAAAAGTTCGAAAGGTAGGTAACGTTGATGCTTGGGACGATTAAGGATCAAAGTGATGTCAAACTGTTTGCTAATCAACGTGAGTATCTTGTTACCGAAAAGGGACAAGGCTTTATCGGCGCCGATGGATCCTTGCTTCCTGTTGTATGTCTAAATGGCAAGGTCTTTCAGTTTTCACGCGAGCAGCTTATTGACTACGCTTACGAACAACTTACGCAAGAATAAGGCTTTAGTGCCTTATTTTTTTTCGAAAAAAAAATAAAAAAAAGTTCGATTTTTCGTGTTTAGGGGTTGACTATTACCGGGTAATACTGTATAATATAGTTGTAAGTAAGAAATAAAGAAAAACAGGAGGAACTTACAATGAACGCAACTAATACAGTCAAAGCAGCTATCAAACAATTCGGCGACGAATGGTACTATCAAATCTTTAATAGCTACAACACATTGATCATAGAAGGTCGCATCGAAGACCTAGGAGCTTACATGGACAAGGTAGTTGAGGAAGTTCGCTTCACTAACTACGGCGACATCGAATGTCAACTAATTAAACTTTACATCCAATAAGAATAAGGTCATTGCGACCTTATTTTTTTTTAGCGTTCAAAATAATTGAAAAAAAAAGTTCAACTTTTTCGAACTTTTTTGAATAAAACACTTGACTATTACCCGGTAATACGTTATAATAGTTACATAAAGTAAAACAAAACGAGGTAAACAAAATGAAACTATCTAACCTAAAAAATACATTCGAACCTACTGAATACCTAGTCGTAGTAGATAAGGACGTTACTGAAGTATTAGCTGAAGGAAAACGTTGGCAAGTATTCAGTTCGAACTCCTTAATGGAAGTCGAAGTAATCGCAGTTGAAAAGATTACTAAAGAATCAGAGCTACAATGTATCTTGGATACGGACGCTCCTGCTTATATGATTAAATTAAACAAGTAAAAGAGGTAAATAAAATGAAACACTATAAAGAACTAAATGCACTTCGCAACAAAATTAGTGACGGACGTTCAACACGTCAGTCCATTGCGCGTGCTGCTGCGCAGTATGTATCCCTATTCGATACTAAAGACGAGTTAGCTATTGAACTAAACGAATATAAGAACATTCACTTTGAACGTTCATTACCGACTATTATTACCGATTTCATTGCACAGTTCGGCAGTAATTTACCCGGCGATCAATTAGTATTATGGAACACTTATAACGCTGACCTACCTCGCGCAACATTTGAAGAGTATGTAAAGGAACAGGTAAAAGACTGCTATCGAGTATCATGTATCTATAATAGAAAAGGAGCTAAGTAAATGAAATTTCACGTCTACTCCGCAAAGTATTTCGAAGAAGAGGACGTTCATGCGCACTACGCAGACCGACTGAACAAAGTTGGGAAGGTGTCCTACTACTGTGAACGGGATACAGGTAATCCTATTATCGAACTCGAACTTAGTTCACTAGAGGACCTAATTACACTTTCAACGGAATTGCGCGTGTCATTAAAATTATCGCGTCCATACAAGGAAGAGGATCCGTTCCAGCTTTGGATTGTGGACGGGTACATGGAATAGGAGGATAACATGGAAGATAGATACAACATTGAACCAGCGGATATACTGAACTATATTGGTATCACAAACACAAAGGATCCAGACTTTTATGATTGCTTATTAGCCCGGCTAGTAAGCTCCTACACTAAGAAGGAACTTGCGTATAAAGGATTATCCTTTGGCGATTTCCTTGCGGAGATTCAAAGTCAATCCCTTGCGTACTTAGGCAAGTAAAAAAAAGACCTATTCATTTAGGTCTTTTTATTTTTGCGATTGTAACTTGGTTAGGTAGTTCGCTAGATCTAGCGCCTCCTCTTTAGCGTGCTGCAGGAAGTCGTCTGCGTTGTTTTGTTCAAGTGTAGTTCCGTACTTAGCTACACCTACAACACTACGAGACATCAACTCTAATGCCGTTTTTAGTACAATAGGATCTAATCCTGTTACATCGATATAGTCACGTGTAGGGTAGCAAGTATCACCTACACCTACTGTCCCGTCCGGGGTTATGCTATAAACTTTACGCATCTTTATCCTCCATCATTCGATTGAACTGCCGTAGCGTCATTGCTATATACTGTTCACCATTGTCTCCGTAATCGAACACTAATGCGCAGTAATCTTTTTTCGCTGCGAACCGTTCCTGTTCATTTTTGTCAAACCACTCTTTTTTCAGGCTCACTGTCTTTTGAGGCTTCATCACTGTCTTACATTCAATGAGCATGTCTTCGGTAATGACGTCCCCTTTATAGTAATCAGTGGCGCCGGAGTTGGGTTGAACTTTGCCTCCTAGTTGGCGAGCTACTTTTTTCTCCTGACGTGCGCTCGCTCTGCGCGTAGGTATAGCTGTTTTGCGCGTGTTTTTCACGATAGCGTGTAAATTACCCAAAGGGTCGCGTAAAACGTAACGTGCGCGAAAATACACGCCAATGCGGTTGGAATATAAGAAGAGTCAGGGGTCTTCTTGTACTGCGCTAGCGTTAGCATGGTGAAAATCATTACCAATGCGCTTACTAAATTAAGTAGGAAAATCAGTAGGGTTGGGATTATGTACTGCATCTAATTTCTCCTTCACTTGTAGACCTAGTTTAGATCTAATAATTTTATCGCCTGCTAGGACTTCCTCCAAAGCGATTACAGTTTTATCACGCAAGGCTAGTACCCAAGTATAATGGTAGCCAATGTCAATCGCTGCCTTGCTTAGTGGAATATCGTCCAGTATACATAGTCGAATAATCATACGTTGGTTCTCTGGGAAGCACTCGACAAGCGTGTCGATGTACCCTACGAACTGTTCCAGTTGTTCGAACTCTTCGCCCTTGTCGTCATTAGCTAATAACCAATTGATGCGGGCGCGTGCTCTTGTGTAGTCTCCTCGTAAGTCGAGGATCCGTTGGTTCATTTCTCTTCGTTGTGGGTTCATGCTATAGGTTCCTCATACTTAATTGTTTCACACGCTGCGTCGACATAGATAAGATCGTCTAATCGAAGTAGTATGTCGGTAGCAATAACGTCACCATTGATGTCCGGGTTGTAAGGTGTCAACCTAATGCACCGTTGATTATAAAATTCAGGGTTATCCATGTAACCCTGAATATCTTCAACTGCGTCATCGTAATCGTCAATGGTGTCGAATAAAGCTGCTACTTCTAAATGAGTACCGTTTTTGTAGATCACATGAAATAACGTCTTTATTCGTTCCATTTACAAAACTCCCATCTCTTGTAAGGTGTTCAGTACATTGTCGACCTTTTCATTGATAGTTAGGATTGCTTTTAGGTCTTCCAAGGCCGTCGCAGGATCGTTCTTGTTTACGATCTCTTGGATGGACTCCCGGAACCCTTTATATTTTCCTTCAGCGATAGTAGTCTCTTTATGAGCGTCCATAAGGCGACTAGACGCTAGGGCGAAGCAAGCTACAAGTTTAAGGTTTTCGGGATCTTTAGTCTTCATAGCACGTTCAGTGATAGCTTCGGTAATGTCTTCGAGTTCTCCTAATGTAAATTCGATTTCGATCTCTGGGTGACCTTTACCGCCAATGCGGGCGCCGAATTTTTTGCTACGATAATCTTTGCATTCTTTACACATTGTTCAGTCCTCCTTTATGGACGTGGGCGTTTTGATGGAGTTGGTTTTTTACGAGTAGCACGAACGGAAGTCTTTTTAGGTGGGTTTACCATTTCTTCATACTCGGCTTCAGTAATTGGTTCCCAAGTCTCTTCATCGTACTCTTCCGGCAAGTGCTCCCCTTTACGCAAGACGTTAGCTTTACCATCCAATACATAGAAGAAGTCCTCCTCTAATACTGGACACATAGCATTGAGGTACTCTTCTTCATCAACAAGGATGTCATTTGGATCATCAGGCTCATTTTCGTCCTTCTTGTAATAGTAATCATCGTCCTGGTTGTAGAAGTAGTAGGTTTTCGGTTCAACGGCTTTTGCCGCTGCGCGTGCTCCTTTGCGTGGCATTCTAATACTTGACTTAGGTTTCTCTTCGACGTCCTCGTCTTGTGCTTCGGTGTCTTCTTTAGGTTCATCCTTAGGAGCAGTCTTTTTGCGACGTGTAATGCGAGTAGGTTTTGGATCTTCATCCTCGGCTTCATCATCGTCAGCGTCTACAGGCTCTTCCTTAGGTTCTTCCTTCTTACGACGGCGTCGAGTTGGTTTAGGTTTTTCATCTTCCGGCTCTTCATCTTCGTCGACAGGGTCTGGCTCTTTTTCAGGAGCCTTGCGTCCACGGTGAGCAGCCTTCTTAGCTGGTTTTTCTTCTTCTACCTTCACCTCTTCTTCGTCCGTACCTTCGCCGTAAACGAATGCTTCATTCTCTGTGACGTAGGTCGCAGCCATGTCAGCGCGGTGAGTTAGGAACGCAAGAGGGTTCCATTTGAACGTTTCACTACATGCAGCCAATGTAGCGTAAGGACTAATATCATAGGCTCCCATGTGCCAGAAGATAGCTTGCGCTTCAAGTTCAGTAAGCTGAATGAATTTCTGTAGGTAGAACACGGATTGAGCTCCATGTCCCATTTCGGCTTTTTCTTTATTATATTCATAGGCCTCGTAGGCTTCCCAATCTCCATTTTCGTCCTTGCGCCATTTTTCAGTGATCACATAGCGGTCGATCTTGCATAGGTCGTGGAACAAAGCGATAATAGCAATGCTTTCAGGGTTATAAATTTCTTGCCAGCCTGCGCCGACTGTATTTTCCATTTCCCAAACCAAGCGGTCATAGACGTTCAATGAGTGTTCAACTAAGCCACCTTCATAAGATCCATGGTAGCGAGTGCTAGCTGGTGCAGTGAAGAAGTCTGTTTCATGTTCAACCCATTCAAGTAGGTTGTCAATACCGTCACGTTCGATATTTTCGGTTACAATTTTTTTGAATCGTTTAACGTTTGTCATTTTGTTTTTCCTTTTCTTTTTGGTAAATTTGTTCGATTGGAGTTGAACCTCCGTACTGAGTGATTAGGTTTTCTAAGTAACCTAAATTTCCTGCTAATAAAATTCGCGCCGTTGGTGATTTGTTTGCCATGCGTACCTCCTTCAATTGTTTAATGTAATATACACCAAATTCCTTGATTTTGTTTACGACAAGTTGAAAATTTTTAATAAACAAATTTGAACACCGACGACATCTGTATAGAGCCCGGTTTTAATACCTTCGACAATATCCCCGATAATCGTCATACCTTCGAACGCCGAATCAAGTGAGTAATTAAAGTTCGATTTGATCTTACTGATTGTAAATTGCTTCACATTTACTGTCGACTCTTTAGCGTTTTCCGTACCTAAAATTCGACTAGCTGCGGCAAAATTATTGTATAAAAGGGTAAGGAACCCAAGGACATTGTCTTGCGTAGCTATTAAAGTTTGAACATATTCAAAAGCTCGTTGAGGTTCGTATCTAATAACACTATCCACGGCTTCAAAGACTTCAAATTGTAGGTCTTTGTGAATAAGTGCGTCCACGGCTTCCTCGGTAGGTAATTTCACCCGGCTAATCTTGTCCAGTTCGTTTTCGATACGGGAGTAATCGCGATCACATAGTTCAATAACTTGTTCCAGCAGGTTAGCAGGAACTTTGAACTTTTTGGAAAAATGGTTCATTAGTTGGGTAGTTGTCATTCGGTCAAACTGAACCACATGATCACTGAACTGTTTTAGAAATTTACTGCGCCCGTCGATCTTAGTGTAAAGCAGGATCAAAGTCCCGTATTTAATGTCCTCTAAAGACTTCCAGCGCGATTCAGTAGATAGGAAGTCCTTATCATCTCGTACCGCAAAGACTTTGTCATTCGCTACAATAGAGCGCTGAGTCAATGGACGTAGAATAGAGGCTACACTTGACTCGCGTTTGACAGGTGTTTTCATTTTTGCTAAATAGACGTTCATTAGTCCAATTTCTTCGCCAGTGAAGATGTAGAACGGTAGTAATCGATCTTCCTTGATATGAGTCATAAACTCCATTAAATTAACCAATTTCTTGGACCTCCTTTACGAGCTTGTTCAGTGCGAATAGTTTGTTCTTACCTTTGGATGATACCGTTCCTAGGCATTTTGCTATTAGTCGCAATAGTGCGTAGTTAGCTAGTAGAACTTCGGTATCCAAGCCTTGTCGATTTTGGTAGCCGATATAGTTCATTGCTATTTCTAAAAATAGTTCCGGGATCAGTGCGTCCTCGCGTGTATCCGTGTCCTTTAGTTTAAACCAATCGACCATCTTTAGGGCGTTACTAGACGAGGCTTCGAAAATATTGTCGTAAAAGAACTGAACTTTTTCAAAGTAAAGGTTCAGTCCGTCCTTACCATGTGACTGAACAATGAACTGAACCTGTCCAGGACTACTGAACATAGGAGCCATCTTTAGGATGTCCTTACTAGATTTCACAAAGCGTTCTAAATAGTGTGATACTTCGTCCGTTGAGTAAGGAAGCAAGGTAACAACCCAAGAGCGCGAAATAAGCGTATCCAAGACATCTCCTTCGGTATAAGCCAGCATACAGATATGAACGTTCTTAGGTGGCTCCTCCGTCACTTTTAGTAAGCTATTTTTAGCTCCTATGGACATCCCTGCGACCTGTACGACGAACAAAGTTGGTTGAGCAAGACTAGAGCTTAGTTCAATCATGTCTCTAATATCGTCGACTTTGTTTTCGATGAAGATACAGTCATAGGCAAGTTCCTGCGCTACATACCGGGCGAATGTTCGTTTTCCCGACTTCTTAGCTCCTACAATGACCATCGAATTAGGAAGGTATTTTCTTTGCTTGACAAATTCTTTGGCTTTACGTTGCCCGATAAAATCGACCATGCTAGTCCTCCTGCGTCATTAGTAAGATTTGAGCTTCTATAATTGGCTTAGCGTTCGGTTCCCATTTAATAACCGAGTTCAGTTTGTTCATTTCCTCCAGCATCCACAAGAGCAGCGAATAGTCGACAGTATGTTGAAAACGTGCTAAGTCTGCGCCTAAATGATTAGGCAAGGAAGTGAACGAGATATCTTGCGTAAGGGCGTACTTACATACATCGACAAGGAAGTCGGTATAGTTGCGCATAGTTAGTTTTAAGTCCTTACCGGACATAAAGAAGTCATCTAGCGTACGCAATGCGGCTTCGGTATCGTTTGAAAGGATAGTATCCGTCAATGCTACAAAGGTCTCATAATCCGGCGTACCTAAGGCGTTAGCTACTTCTTCGACTGTAATGTCCATAGTATAGTCCAGGACTTTTTCTAAGCGTGTAATCGCATCGCGCATCCCTCCATTGGCTAACTTACCAATGAACGAAAGAGCTTCCGTGTCCCAGCTATACGGCGCACCGTTTTCACATTCACTTTCTAAAATATAGGCAAGTTGTGCGACGATATCTTTGTTAGGGATGCGAGTGAAGTCAAAGCGTTGAACCCGGGACATAATTGTTCCAGGTATTTTTTGAGGATCTGTAGTACATAGGATGAAGATAGTTCCTGCAGGTGGTTCCTCTAGTGTTTTCAATAGCGCATTAAATGCTCCAGTCGATAGCATGTGAACCTCGTCAATGATATAGACCTTGTATTGACTATCTAAGGCTTTAAACTTGCTATCCTCTATAATGTCGCGGACATTTTCTACGCCGTTGTTAGACGCTGCGTCGATCTCAATTGGCGTACCTTGTCCATTATTGACATCTTTTGCGAAGATACGCGCTGAAGTAGTTTTACCTGTTCCAGCTCCTCCGCAAAATAGGTAAGCATGTTTGATCTCCCCTGTCTCTAGTTGGTTGATTAGGATTTCCTTGACGTAGTCTTGTCCTACTACGTCGGAGAATTGCTTAGGTCTGTATCGATTTGCTAAATTGATCAAGTTGGTTGTCCTCCTGAAATTTTCAATAAGTGTTGAGCGGTACCCTCTACCCATGGATCTGTATACGGTAACCCCATACCGGTATTACCATCGAATGTTCGAAAAGCCTCGTACCATGCGGATTTTCTAAATTCATTAGGGTGCGCTTGGATAAGGTCAAAAAGTTCGTGGCTCCATCTGTCATACTGTCCATCTGTAATAAGATTGACGTTTTGACGATAGTAGAGGTTTGAATGAACTAATATTTGCCGTTGACGTCGGTTCATTAGTTCTAGTATCTTGCGGTCTAGTTGAACCTTTGGTCTGCGCTTGATAGGCTTGGAGACCTTAGGTCCACTAGGGCGCGAAAATAATGTTCGTTGAACCATGCTACTGCTCCTCGTAAGAGATAGCCTCGTGTACGCAAGTCATTAGATCATCGAATACTTGGTCGTCTTCCCGTAGTCGTTGAACTATTTTAGACTTACCTTGGAATTTTAGGTCGTCTCCGTTTTCATCCTGGAGGATCTCACCTGTGTCTGGGTCTAAAATACTGAACCAAGCTCCTGTCTTGTTTACGAAGCCATATTCAATAGCGACATCTACCAGGTCACTTTCAACTTGAATACCCTCGTGGTAAGACAAGGTATATTGAACCAACTTACGGTCTGGTTTAAAGGCCTTGGTCTTTTCGACAAAGGCTTCGACCATGTTACCTGCAGGGTTACGAGCAGAACGGTTCACTTTTTCACCCTTTTCGTCAATGAAGTCCCCTTTGCGGAACTTAATACGAACGGCGCAAGCGTGCTTCCACATCTTACCGCCGGGCGTTGAGTATGTAGAATACATGCTATTCAAGTCTTCGCGGATTTGGTTGATACCTAAGAAAATAGCATTGTACTTAGTTAGATAAGGCGTTACTTTTCGACTGAACTCCGTCAACGGCGCCGAAATACCTGCGTACGCTTTTTTGGTGAGTTCCTCGTCTAGTAGGTTTTGACTGACCATGTAAGGAAGGGAGTCTAAAACAATAAGGCCGACTTCACCAGTATCGTACATATCAATGACATACTGAAGGATCTCCTCTGCGGAGTTATGTTCCGGCCGTACAATCCAAAGGTTATCCACGTCAACGCCTAATTTCTTAGCCCAATCCGTGTCCAAGGTGTTTTCTAAATCCAAGTATACAATTTTCAGTGGTTCCTTGTGAGCGTCCAAGCGCATTTGAATTTCCTTGATTTTAGTTTTGTTCGAACCTTTTGCGTTTTGAAGCTCCTCCAGTTTAGCGTTCAGTTCCTCTTGCAACTGCTCCCACTCTTCCTGGAAAATGTACTGCGCATTTTTTACAATGTCCAAAGCGGACGTAGTCTTACCACTTGACTCAGGCCCAAAGAACTCGATAACCCGTTTGCGTGGAAGACCGCCATAGGTTTGATAGTTCATAATAGGAGTAGAAAAGGGAATCCTCGGTAGGTTTTCCCTTTCTAGTCCGTGAACAGCTACCAGCGCCTTGGAGTCCTTGTTCCAATCCTGCATAATCTGTTCAAGTTTCATTAGAAATCTCCTGTACTTCCATGTCCTCCGCGAGCTTTATTTCCTAAAGACTCAACGAAATTAAAGTTCAATTGAGGCTGCTTTTCTTGGATACGGAACTGCGCAATTCGTTGATCATAAAATAGTTCAGTGTCCTTAGTTGCGTACCATACTGAGAACCATTCATCGGTATCTCCTTTATAACCCTCGTCAATAACACCGCTTGAGACGAAGATCAGTCCAGTCTTTTTGAACAAACTTGATCGAGGGTGCAAGATAGCTTCATGTCCTTTAGGTAGTTCTAAAGCAAAGCCGTGCGCAATTTTAATGCTTTCACCAGCTTTAATGTTTAGAACTTGCGCCTTTTGAAGAACGGTTCGACATTGCGTAACTTGTTCCTTGCTAGCGTCAATAGCAGTGATGGAACTAATACGAACATCGACCCAATCTCCTGTAAATTTAAGTCGGTCAAGTTTAGGGTCAATCATCTTTACGGCGATTTCTTTTTGCATGTAGTGTTACTCCTGTAGAATTATATTGAGTGAGTTCGATATCATTAAGTCTAAATTGGTGAACTCTTTTTAGCGAAGCTAATACTTTATCCGCTTGTTCCAGTTTAGACTGAACCTTTTTGTAGGCTCTTTTATAGGCCGTCTCAATGACGATCTCGTTCATTACCAATTTGCGTGTCTCGGACTCTTTGTCCGGGATTGTTTTCCCTGCGGCAAAAGCGTACAGGTCGTCATACTTTTCGCGACGGATTGCAGCACTTGCGTCCATCTTAATACCGACGAGTTCGGCTCTATCCGTAGTGAAATACATGACAGTAGGTAGGTAAGCTATAAAATAGTTCAAATCTTCCGTGGACATGGACTGAACGTCCTTCAGCAATTCCTGGATCTGTTCCATTACATTGTCCAAAGGCTTAGTAGCTTTTTGAACTACTTCATCGACTACGACATTGACAATTTCGCCATAATCTTCGGCGTTCTTCGAAGCCTCAGCGAGTTCGTCCAGTCGTACATCAATACGAGGTAGTTTAGGACGTGCCATAAGTTTTACCATCTAAATGTTCCTTGAACGCTTGAAGAACATTTTCAATAGGTATTGTCAACCTTGTGCGCTTTTTGAAGTAAGGTACAGAATAACCAATATCCGTATCCACGGACGGGTTGATACTCTTTTTACCGTCATTTCTTAGTCGAGCAAGTTGAGTCATTGGGTACCATTTAATCATCTCGTGTTTAGAGAAATAAACTAATACACCTCCAAGCGCATGCTTGCAACGGTCAACGATGAATAGTTCCTGCCATTGATGTTCACTAATATTCGAAAACGGTAAGGAACTGGACTGAGTAGTTTTTAGTTCAACATAAACTGTTCCGTACTTTGTCGCCGCGATAAAGTCACAAGGGTTTGCGACTCCTCTAAAGCCGTTTGTAGTGTCGTACAGACGAGAAAACCTGGCTTCGTTACCGCAAAGTTCGGCGCCCTTTTTGAAGTCCTCTTCGAACATTTTTCCAGTATAGGTCATAGACTACGTCCCTCCTTCCTACAATATGGACAGTAATTAGACGAGCAATAGATCTTAGGACTTTCACCGCGTTCTACATACTCTTCGCAAGTAACTAGCTTGTCTAATACTTGTTCCTTCATTGCGTCAGTAATGTGATAGGTATAGGCTTTTTTCTCAAAATTATCGCGGTTTTCGTACAAGAACAAGACGTCGTCTACACCTAAACACATACCATAGCAAGTCGCCTGCATTTTGTGCTCTTCATAGGGTTCCGTATGTTTATTGAACTTGAACATCGTCTCCGTCTTAATTTCCATGATGTAGGTCTTACCTTGCCATCTTACAAGGCCATCACATAGGAACGACAACTGAAGCAGTTCGTTCTTACATTTTGTCTCATACTCATTTTTGACAAAGTTTTGGTCAACGACTGTACCCTCTACGGGATTTTCTTCCAAGTATTCGGCTACATCTAACCACTCAAAGTCTGGATCCGTTTTGGATAACCGTACCATGTATTCCTGCAATACTTCGTGTCTAAAGGTACCTGCTTCACCCATTGCGATAAGGTTGTAACTAGCATTATCTTGTAGGGCTTGTCCAGTACGTTCAAAGTACATTTTACGCAAGCAACCTCCAACGCCACTTGGTTTGTAATACGTTGAAGGTTTATAAGGCTCTTGCGTGTTTTCGATAATATGAGTAAACTTGTCCACGAAATTGATAGCAGGTTCATTCACTTTTTCCGCTGCGACCATTTTAGCTATGCGGGACAGTTTATTGCTCATTCAGCGTCTCCTTCTTCTTGTGTAGCAAGGTAGTAAGTAACTCCATTAGCTTCGATTTTAAGACATAGTTCATTTCCAAAGTGAATGTCAAAATGGTCTTCACTTACTGTCGCTAAAATGTCGCGAAGTAGCAAGCTATTGATTTTACAAGAGAAGTCAGTACCCTCTTCTAGTTTAGTGTACTTGACAAGCTCTTTTGAACCTTTGGTCGTAATGATTGCAAGTTGTTTAGGACCGAAGTCTAAATGAACAGTTCCTTTATCGAAAGCCGTCATAAACAAAGTCAAGCGTTCCAGGATACTTTGAATCTCTGCGGTAGGTAGTGTAGCCTTACCGTCGAACTCTTGTGAATCCATGATGCTCATGTCCTGATAATCTTCCATACCTTCCATGATACGGCCGTAGATTTCGATTGTCGATGTCGATACATAAATGTATTCATCTTCGAACGTCCATAGGTATAACTTGTCTTCCGTGATGGACGCAAGCAGGCGCATTAGAGGTGCAGGGATCAACAACTTGGTACCAATGTCTTGGATAGGGTTCAAACAAACTCTAATAATATCCGAGGTGATCGCTTGGTTGTGATCCAGTAGGTAACCCGTGTAGACCCCGTCTGCGTTACTTTTTGATACCGCGGAGTCATTGACATTAGCTACATTGTAGAACAAAGAAGACTTGAGTAGCTTCGCTGAACCTTCGTCCAGCTCTTCCGGCAATTTGTCGTCGAACGATGGATAATCTTCGTCACCTGTAACGATGTCGACTTTATAGGTACCATTACCTTTCACTTCTAAATATTCACCTTTAGGTGTGAGCGTAACGGTGTCCACGGTAGTTTTTTCAATCAATTTACCGAACTGTTCGGCTTTAATAATAACGTCAATTTCACCTTCAGCTTCAAGTGTATAGCGTAGCCAGTTCGAACCATCGTATCCAGTGAACGTTACTACTCCATCATAGCCTTGGATATACCAATAACGTGTAATTTCAAGTAACTTACTTGCGGACAAGCGGTTCAGTTGACCTACCGCATCCATAAGGTCCTGCGTCTTAAACTTCATGCTCATAGGGAGCCTCCTTTAGTTTTTAGTTTATACTTTAATATACACCAAATTCGGCGATTTTGTAAACAAGAAAAGGACTTATTTTCAGTAAGTCCTAATTTTTCTAAAATAGTCGGTTCTGTTTGTGCTTCGGTGGCGTGTACTTGTAGTTCTTAGCCCAATCCAGCAAGTATTGACAGTTGATTAGCTCGCGTGCGATGTAATTTTCGGAAAGCTCTTCGATTGTAAATCCTAGGCCGGACTCTTCAATTAGTGTTAAGATACTTTCTTGTATCGGTTTAGCTAAACGGTAGAAGTTGTCTGCGCCTCCTGTTTTACGGGCAAAACTAACAATTCCATAAGGGGTCATAATGTTACCCATCGCGCCAGTAATGACCGCTGAAGTAGAGTCCGCAGAAGTGAACGGAAATTGCTCCAGTAGAGGCAAAGCCGTTACTCCAAATCCGTGAACCTTAATTTCCGGGTTCGAACTCTTTTTAATGATTTCAAACACTTGGGACATAAATTTCATTCGGTCGTTACTATGAACACCTACAAGACCTCCAAGTCCCATGTACTGAACTTTTGAACCGTCTGGATGTCGATAAGCTAAAATCTTTTCTAAATAGCTCCAGGGTTCACCGATGTGAAAAACAGGTATGACTTTATCTCTGTCTAAAACTCGGTCATACATATACAGGTAATTGTTCCAAGATTGTTCACTTGCGTCCCGTACCTGTTGACGAGTTGCGAACTCCCCTTTGCCGCCCGGGATAACGTCGAGTGAAGCAATGACTGAAAATCGACCATCATTTTCGTTTAGATAATCAATGTAGTCATCTAAATCAATGTTCACGTTTCGTGTCCAAGCGCCGTACGCACTTGAGTCGACGAACACTTTGCCCGTAAACTCTGGGTGATTATCTGCGTAATCGAACCATAATTTTCCGGTCGTGTTCCGTTCATACTTTTGAGTGAACAATCGATTAGCGTTATGAGCTAGCAGGAAGTCCTCTATTCGGCCAGCACAACCTCCGGCGAAATATAAATCAATGCTCATTCAAAAGGTACCTTTCTGTTCTCGTACTTAGTAACTAGCTTCACTGCTAGTGTTGTAAATGGGAGGATAACAAGCTCATATCCTGTCTTAATAGCTACTTGGCTAATAGTCATTATGATTAGTGTTTCAACCGGCATTAGTCCCCAAAATGCAAGCGGTAGGAAGACAAGACTATCCACTAGCTCCCCCATAAGACTAGAGAAGATAGCACGGGATCCAAATCCTTTAATTGAATCAGGGTATTTACGTTTCATTTTAGCGAAGATTCGGTCATTTACGAAGTCTCCAATAACGAACGCAAGTAGGGAAGCTACTAATACGCGAGGGGTACTTCCTAGCACGGTTTGAAATGCCTCCTGATTGTGCCAGTATTCCGGCGCCGGGCTCTGGATAACAGCACTAAAGACAAGAGCTGCGAAGAGGTTTGCAGCGAAACCAAAGTAGCATGTCAAACGGCTCCAGCGGTATCCGTAAACCTCGGACACAAGGTCGGATAAAATGTAGGTGATAGGGAAAATGAACACGGCTCCAGTCATTGTAATGTTGAACGGAAGAAGTACCTGTTTACTTGTAATAATGTTACTTACAACTAATGCAACTACAAAGAGCAAAGTAAGAACTAATTGAAGTTCACTGACGAGTTTTTTACGTTTATATGTTTTTAGCATGTTCATCTCCCTTATTTTTTAATCAACTGAAGCAATTCCGCTCGCGCAGAAGCGTTTTCTTTGAAAAGTCCACGCATGGTCGAAGTGACAGTAGTTGCGCCGTGTTTTTTGATCCCACGTCCACTCATACAAGTATGTTCAGCTTCTACAATAACGGCGACCGCTTGAGGGTTCAACACTTCCTGGATAGCGTCTGCGATTTCTTGTGTCAAGCGTTCTTGGACTTGCAAGCGTTTAGCGTAACCCTCTACAACTCGACCGAACTTAGATAGTCCAGTAATCTTATCACTTGGAATATAGGCGATATGAACCTTACCAACGAACGGAGCCAAGTGATGTTCGCAAAGGGAGTTGAACGGGATATCCTTAACAAGAACAAGATCCTGATGATCCACGTCAAAGGTCTTTTCTAAATGTAGTTTAGGATCTTCGCGGTATCCTACGGTATGTTCAGCGAGTGCTTTCACAAAACGGAACGGAGTATCTTGCAGTCCGTCACGTTCCACGTCTTCACCTAATAGTCCAAACAGTCCTTGGATCGCCGATTCTGCGTTGTCCAGGATAACGATTTCATTTGATTTAAGGGAAGAGAACCCATGCTCTCGTCCTAGCACGTTACCAATTTTATCTAATTGTTCAATTTTCATTTTACACTCCTCTTTTATTATCATATACCAATGTATGTAGCTGCGGCAAAGGTCTTACGTTATTGAACGCAGGATCCTGATAAACTTTGTCCCATAGCCAACCTAATTTCTCCAGTAGGCGCCCACTGATACTTCCTTCTTCGTAGGCGTTTGCGTTACCAACTGATAGATAGTTCACTGGACGTAGCTTGTCCTTAAAGGTTTCGAACATATTGCGGGCGTAAGCTAAATCTGTATCGTCAAAGATTACAATCTTAAACGACCAATCTAGTCCTTCCTCGTTTAATCTGTCCACAATAGCCTCTAGGATTTTCATATTAGTACGCATACCACTTGACGGCGGTTTTGGGCTAATAGTAATATCACTGACATATTTGAACCACTCTTGGAACCTTGTTCCTTGTGTCTCTAGTCCAAACTTGAACCCCTTTTCTCGTAAAATGTCAATCATACGAGCCATAGGTTCGTTCAATAGTGCAGGGTTCCCACCTGTCAGCGTAACGTGATTACAGATTTGTTCACCCTTGTCATTGAACGCTAATTTTAAAATTCGGTTCGCTGCTTCTTCCCCTGTAATGTACTCAGGTTCAGTAGTACCGTTCCAAGTGAACGCCGAATCGCACCAGTTGCAATGGTAGTCACATCCACCAGTTCGAATGAAAATAGTCTTTTGACCTATAACCATTCCTTCGCCTTGGATTGTAGGCCCGAAGACTTCCATGATAGGCATTTTTTTAGGATCGCGGACATTGATCCTAATCTTACCCCGTTCAGGTTGGTTGTATTGATTAGCCATTATCCTGCTCCTTGTTCAAAATATCGCGAACGGTAATGACTTCATCTTTGTCAATGAAGGTCACGTTCTTATACATTTCGATTTCTTCGTCAGTGAAGATTTCGTAGTAGGTACATTCTGCGCAACCTGTTGGTGTCTCCCAAAGTTTAATTGAATCAATACGAGCATACTCCCACATAAGTTGAGTGAGTGTCCAAGTAAGGAAGCGGGACATATTTTCGGCGGTCGTTCTAAATCCAAAGAGAACTCGCTTCGTGTCCACGGCGTTAGCTAGGGCGATTGGTTCATTTCCTTGTAGCAAGGTAGCGTGATCCAAACGATCAATGAACTTACCTGCTACCTGTTTGACGTGATAGAAGTCGACGACCATTCCCTGACTTGAACCGTCTTGGATATTTTCCCCGGCTAAAGAAATTTCGACCTTGTAGGTATGTCCATGTAAATTGGCACATTTACCAAAGTGACCTACAAGTTGATGTGCTGCGTCAAAAGATAATGTTTTAGATACTTTCATTTTTAGTTCCCCTTTACTTCGTATTCAATAGGATCTTCAATGCCGTTGATTTTAAAGGCGTTCAAACGGTCAATACATGTTGCACAAAGACCACAAGCCTTTTCATGTCCCTCGTAGCATGATCGAGTTAGCTCGTAAGGAGCATTGACTTTTAGTCCAGCGGCTACGACTTGCGCTTTATTAAAGTTCAATAATGGGGCTAAAAGATGAACCTTGTGTCCTGTTCCTTGATAGATAGCTTCATCCATTGCTTCGTAAAAGGCTGGCGTACAATCTGGGTAAGCAGAACCAGCAGCGTCATCACTATGCGCACCGTACCAAACTTCATCAGCTCCGCGACTGTACGCAAGCGCAGCGGCTTGTGATAACATAAGACCATTTCTAAATGGTACATAGGTATCGACTGTTCCTTCGCCATTTTCTTCGATAATTTCGGCGTAAGACTTATGGGAAATTTCTCCGTTACCTTGCAATAGGGTAGAGTTCGAACCTTTGAAGATTTCAGGCGATACTGAGGCTTCGACAAGTTCTACATCTAAAAACTTTGCGACGTTGCGTGCGTTGTCTAGTTCATTAGCATGCTTCTGTCCGTACAGGAAGGTCAATGCGGTTACATTGTGCGCTCCGTACCGGGCGACGGCTAGTGATAGACAGGTAGTGGAGTCCACTCCTCCACTTAATAAAACCACTTTTTTCATGGTATCCTCCGTTTATTTTTATTCATAGAGGTCAAACGAGTGTAAAATCTCTATATACTTTATTATACACCAAATTTCGCCATTTTGTTTACCACTGCTTCAAAAAAAAATAAGGACAAGACTGCCCTTATTCGAAGTAATGATCATAGATTTGCCCGGCGATACCTTGTAGGATTAGTTGAACCAATACTTGACCTAATACGGCTTGGAAGTACAAATCCCACGGAACAGTATTGACGCCCAAAGGACTAAGACCTAAAAATACCCAAATCCCTACATCGACAACTGAACCAATCATTGAACTTAATGAACGTCGAACGCCGAAGGTATATAGCCCTTTAGTGACGTACTGTCCAGCTACGAACGCAACCCCACTAGCTAGGACTAGCATTAGAGTATAGTTCAACGAGATGCAAAGTAACGCCGTAAGGAACAATAAAATCCAAATCATTTTCCCGGACACCTTAGCGCCGTAATGGTCTTGGATAAGAGTAATTAGTAGGAACGAAAATCCCATTAGCCAACTTGACGGCGGTACAGTAAGAGGTCCAATGTTCAATGGTAAGAACCAAACAGTAACAAGTGTACCGAAGATCCCTACTAATAGATATAAGATTGTGTAAATGTTCAAGAATTTTTTCATTGTTATATTTTCCTTTTATGTTTTTTATAGTTCGATTTCTTGTCCGTACCAACGGTCAACGATACTTGGATCACATTTCATAGGCAAGCTAATAATATCCTTAGCGGCTTCAATCATAACTTCCGTCAATCTCTGCGCCCCTCGTTTAGCGTTTTCTTTAGGTATCTCACCTAATAGTTCATCGTGTACGGGAATCATTAAATGGAACCCAAGTGATTTCAGTTCAGGGTCATTGTGTACTTTAATCATAGCGTACTTAGTCATATCCGCTGCGGTTCCTTGGATAACGGAGTTTAGACATTGGCGTTCAGCGTCAGCTATTTTACCTCCGTTATCGTGGATTTTGATACCCTCTTCTAATGCACGAGCTTTAATCTCGTTACGCTTTTTGAACCCCCAAGCTCTATCCAACTCCGCCCAATATTGTTCGATAATGTACTCCGGAACTTCCGTAGATCCTTCGGCTTCCCCGTCGAAGTCTAATGGATCGAAGTTTTCGTTCTTACTTGCGTCTATATATTCAAAGGTATATTGCGGCAAGCTCATGTCCGGTAAGCGTCTGCGTCGCCCGGTAGCCGTCTCCGTGTAGCCGTAGTCGATAGCATGTTGTTGAACGAATACAATGTAATCAGCTACTTTAGGAAATTGCTTGAAGAAGTCTTCCATAACTTTAGAGGCTTCTTTGACGCTCACGTTCATTTGTTCCGCGATACTCGCTGCGCCACGTCCATACATTAGCCCTAATAGCACGGACTTGACATTGTTACGGCGCTTCTTTCCCTCTGGGTTTGTCGAACCGTCTGGATTAAACTCCAAGCAATTTTCATATTCAGTGTGATACAATTTCGAACCAATTACAGCATACAAGTCCAAGTTCTGTTCATAAGCGTGGATCATGTTTTCATCTCCACTCAACTCAGCTAGTGAACGAGGTTCCTGTTGAGAATAGTCACTACCTATAATATAATGTCCAGGACTTGCGGCAAAGATTTGTCGAACGACTGCTCCCTCACCACGTGACGGGATATTCTGTAAGTTAGGTCCTTCACTGGACATACGTCCCGTCTTAGCGCCGTACTGTTTGAAATTAGTGTGAACGCGATTGTCAGGCTTAGCGAGGTACTCGTCTAATGTCATGTACGTTGATACCAATTTTGCGTATTTGCGATACTGGAGCAAGACTTTAGCGATAGGAATATCCCACGCTTTGACAATGTCGACTCCTGTTCCTCGAGGACTTCTATCGTCGTTACTTTTTAGACCTAAAATATCATAGAACAGGATCGCCAACTGCGTGCTACTTGAAATAGATACTGTTACTTCCCCCTTACCGTTCAGCGTTAGCTTTTGATATTGCTGGAAGTTGATTGTTCGAAGATCTTCAATCTCCGGAGCGTATTTTGCTACCTCGTAATTGAACAACTCTTCGGCTTCCTCCATCTTTTGTTCGAACTCGGCTTTAATCTCCGCGAGCTTTTCCTCGTCCAAGGCTACACCATAAGACTCCATATCGAACAAGACTTTAATGAGTGGAAGTTCAATATTTTGATAAACCTCACTGACTCGCTCTAAATTGCACGACTTACATTCTTCGGTTCCTGGAGTAAGATATAGCTCTTGGAACTTGTATAGTTCGTAAGTCTGTAGAGGGTCGAACGCTGCGTACATGTAAGCGACGTCAGGTGGGATCAAACTAAAAGGTATTCCTTTAAACAAGTCATTGAACTTAGCGACTTCGGCGTTCTCGTCCTCTTTGACGTACTTAGCATGAAGTAGCTTCAGTGAGTGCGGTTCGTTTTCGTTCAGTAAGTTCGACGCAATGTAGGTATCCCATAACGGATCCGGCATGCGAATACCTAATTGCCAGAAAATGCTATTGATATCGAACTTACCTAAATGATAGACAAACTGAACACCGCACTCAATCATCTCCTCAATGAACTCTTTCATTAGTTTAGGATCAATTTGATCTCGTATACGCTGCTTCGTTAAGTTGCTTCGGTGGTTCAGTGGAACGTAAATGGATTTTTCTCCTTCGGTATATAGACAGACACCTACAAGATCTTCATGGATTGGATCCTTACCATTAGTCTCCACGTCCAAGGCTACTACACCATTTTCGATACAAGCTCCTATATAATCATCTAGTCGATCTTCATCCGTAACTAGCTCCAGTCTTGGAAGTACATCCTTCAATATTCGTTTTGACATTTTGCGCGCCCTTGCGATTGCGTCTGTCAAAGCGTCACCACTAATATAGGTTAGTTCGACTGAATCCTTTCGGTTGCGCTTTTGGGATAAGATCTTTTGATCTCCTTTTCGACCTTCCCGTAGGCGTACACCGAATAGACCTTTTTGCGCCATATTTTATCCTTTCTTTGTAATTAAAAAGGAAGCTACTGCTTCCTAGTTGTTAGAATCGACCGCCTCTGGTTCGAGGACCACTAGCAGTCGAAGGACCTCGACGTGTTACCGCAGGACGGCTATCCTGTCGACTGGAACCTGTGTCCCTACTTGAACCTCTACGAGGTGACGGATTGTTTGAACGTCCATTTGAACGTCCTCCTCGTCCATTTGAACGTCCTCGGTTATTGTCGTCTAAAGTAAATTTACCGTCAACGACGTCCCACATTTGATCTTCATTCAAGTCCAAGATTAGAGTTCCTAATAGTTCACTCTTTTCTGGGAAGTCATCCAATGTAGCTTCCGGATCTGGATCTTCTGGGAAGAACTCGTAGGTAGTACGTTGGTCACCCTTCTTACCGCTGCGAACAATTTCAAAAGGTTGTCCTACAAGAGGTCCGTATTTATTGATAAGAGTAACAATCTTAGAAACATAGCTACGACCTCTATCCCATGTTTCAACTTGATCTGTGTTCTCGTTGTATAGTTGCAAGAACAGTTTTTCGATACGAGGATAGCCCTCTTCGCAAAGTGGACAATCTTCCGGATGAATACTCTCCCCGTCCTCACTAATAGCATTACAGTTGATATAGCGACGACGTCCGTCGACTTCTGCTTCGTGGACTACGAAATAATCCATGTCCTCGCCGTCTGGATCCTCGTAAAGGAACGTAACGACCGCAGAATCTCTATCATCTGCTAAACTGAAAAATCCATTGGCAGTTCCGGAGCTAAATGAACCAGAATTGCTAATACTTACTCGACCCATGTTTGGTCCTCCTTGAAAAGTGTTTAAAGTGTTATAAGGTTACTAGTGTTTTAAGTTTTCCCTATACCTTAATATACACCAAAAAGGTGCATTTGGTAAACCTCTCTATAAAAAATTATCCAACTTTTTAGCGAGTGATGTTTTAATAGCACGAACGGAAGCTCGTGTTACGCCGATTTCTCTGGCTACCTCAGCGTCCGTCATTATCGAACCATTTTTAACAATGCACTCGATATAGGCATACTGATTGTCCGTAAGAGGTAAGGTAGGTAGAGAATTAGCGATGTCAATAGCTGACCAATCTTCGTTCACCGCATGGTTATAGAATGCGCTAAAATTATCCTCTTCCTCGTTAGGAGTACCGCTCTCCCATTGCACGTCCAAGAACCAATCTCTTTGCACAGAAGTAACCTTCAAAGCTCTGTACTCATTACGCATTGTATTGTTCATTAGGCGTGTGACGTAGGTTGCAAAGTTTGCTCCGGAAGTAGGATTAAAAGTATTCAGCGCCTTGTCCAAGGTAGTCCATACAAAGCTATCCACGTCTTGTCGCGAAAAACTAAAATATTTTTGCCCGATTTTGTGTAGCATGCCTGAGTAACGGCGGTACATGATAGCCAAAGCTCCATTAGGATCCACGGCATACAAAGAAAGACAATCACTGTCTGGGACAAAGCCTACGCATTCGACAGTATCGTTGACGAATTTGCTAGCTATTCTATTTGTAAGGTTGTTCATTGTTTATTCTCCTACAAGAATTTTGTTTTGTTTATAGTTATATTATATATTATCGTGTAATAAATTACAAGACTAAATCATCAAAATTTATTAAATTTGGATAGTCATTGATGTCCCACTTGTTTTCCCAAAACTCTTGCGGGTAGTTAAGGAAGTAAACAACCTTGCTATTTCGAAGTCTGTTCCGTATTTTCCTAGAGGCCTTGTCGCCAGCCGGGTCAGGGTCTAAAGCTAATACGATTGTACGGAACGGCATTTTCTTTAGGAGTTCGAACTGATTACCACCACCAACTCCCATCAGCGCTACCGCAGGGATCCCAAGCGTCCAAAGTGTCAAACAGTTGATAGCTGATTCAGTGACGTATAATTTCGAACTATCTTTGAACCGATCTCTATATTTCAGTACCTCGTAAGCGCCATATAGAAATTCAGTTTTAGGATCACTCTCTCCGTATTGGTGAAATTTCTGTCCTACGCTACGTCGGTTGAAGAAGACCGTATTTCCTTCCATGTCCCTAACTGGCATAGTGATACAATCGTTCAACTTGTCGTAGCCTACGTCAAAAAGTTCGATAATCTCGTCCGTCAGTTTACGTTCATACATGTACGGATGAACCCATCTGTATTTCTCTAACTCCTCCTCCGGGATAATATTGTAAGACCTTTTAGCAGGCTCAGTCTTACGGTTGAACCCTAAATCTAATAAAGGTCTTACCTGTTCTTCCCCTGAGGCAAAATTTCGTTTGAGCCATTGGTTCCCGTAAAAACCTCCATCGCTGCGACTGAAAAGATCACTAATGAACTCATTCAGTTTAGCCGTGTAGCCGCAAGTGAAGCAGTGAACGGTACCTGCTTCGATAACACGCCCGCCGGAGTAAGCTACGTCCCTACTCATACCACAAGACGGATGACGTTCCATTCCGTTTCCGTGAAATGGACAAGAAAATTGCATGTTCGAACCTAAGCTCTTAGTACGCCTAAAAAGAGTTTGACCATAATCGGTTTCAAGTTCGAAAGTAAGTTTTTGAATAATTTGTTCACAAGTTGCGTCGATATATAATCCATTGACTTTCAAAATGCTTCCACTCCTTCTCTACTTACTTGTTTTTGAAGACGGTTCGAAGAACTGCGGGCTTTCAATGTAACTGGACTAGCATTGTCTTCCGTGTCGTCGTCATTTTTAAAGCCTATTAGCGTATAGGTTCCCGTATTGACGTCCCACATGTATTCGATAGTCTTGTTATCTTCTCCGTACCGGTTTTTAACTACGGATAATCTTAAAATACCGTTAGCCTCGTCCCGTTGCATTGTAATAACTCGACTAGCGTTTTGACCAACTGCGTCACTCTCTGCGATATGTTCTAATTGAATCGTATCGTTAGTGCCGTCTTTTGCGGCACGTCCGGCCTGAACATTTAACACAATAGGGATCCCATACTTCGCCGATAGCTTGTAAAGATCCATGGTAATATTAGCGTACTGAATACGCTTTTGTTCGCGACTAGGTACAGACTCGTTCATAAGAGATAGCTGGTCAATACCTACTACTTTAGGCTTGTATTTTTGGATCATACTGTCTAATAGAGCTGGCGTCATGTTACGTCCACCAATCATCATCGGCGTTACGACGACAAGCGGAGTTTCACTCTCCTGCATTAGTTCGATATGGTCTTCATACTTTTGGAGCTCCTTATCGTTCCAAACTCCTTTAGTAATCGAGTTGATACTGACGTTCGATAGTAAGGTATCTATACGGGATCCAACCTGCATTTCACTCATTTCACCGGAGTATAGTAGTACGGACTGACCGTTCTTCCAAGCGGTAGCCATCATCTTATCTAATGTCCAGGACTTACCTTGTCCAGGGCGCCCTACAATGACGATCAGTTCTTCACCCGGTAACATGCCACCTAAAACATCGTCCAAGAGTTCGAACCCTGTCGGTACCCCTAACAAGTCGCCAGCTTTTTCCGCAATGTCCATCGCCCAATTAAAACGGTCATAGGCGCCTTTCGTCAAGTCGATACCGCCGACGAACTTGGATTGCTGGATCAACTTTTCTAGTTTAGGTAAAATGTTCGATACGGCTACACTTGAGTCGGTTTGCATGTCCTCGGCGGCCTGCGTCAGTATAGGAACAAGCGCATCATATAAATGCTCTTCCCTAATCTTGTCGACAAGGTACTGATCACTCTCTAAAATGTTCAGTAGTTCAAATCCAGGAAATTGTTCGAGGATTGTTTCATCGTCTGGAACATTTCCGTATTCTTTAACATGGTCAATAATGAACTGATACTCGGGACCGTAGTCACTGAAGTATTCACTTGTGATCCCGTTATTGTTCAGTAACGCAAGGCTCTTATCTTGTAGAACCTTATTCAGTACCTGTAGTTGAATCATTGTTCACTTTACCCCCTAATCTATGTCCTTGCGCATCATACAATGGATAGAACTTATGTCCAGGACTATCTCCCAGCCATGCTCCCGTATCATCCAAGGTAATGTAGTAGGGACGTACATTAGGATCTACCTTCGCAGTCTTAGGGCTACCTAATAGGTAACCAATAGACAAGCCGATTGCTAAACAAGCAACGGCGCCGATAATTTTTACAATCGTATCATCGTTCAAACGCTTTTTGTAATTCCAAATCATAGAGACCTCTCTTTTCATAATTGTAGGCAAAATCTAATAATCTTTTGTCGTATTGTTCAATTTCTTCCTTTGTTAGCAGTAAGCTATCAATTAAGTGAATTGATTCAATAGGCTTCAGTAAGCAACATTTGACAACCTGTCCTCGAACATTTTTATAGATCATTGGAACGCGGTTGACATCTAATACTAGGTACCGTTCATCCGGATTCATTTCTTGCTACCTCCTTAGGTGTATATCCTCGAACATTTGAAGCACTGAACTCGATTACCGTCGCCATGTCGTAGATCCTACTATATAACCGTTCTCCTAATACGTCCTTAATTTGTGCGTCATTGTAATTGGTTGTATATATAGTAGCAAGATTATTGTCTACACGGTAGTTCACTAAATCATAAAAGTGATTATAGGATACTTGCGTCAAACGCCCTGAACCTATTTCGTCAATGACTAATAGTTCGCAATTTTTAAGTCGGTTCAAGTAGTCAAAAAATTCGACGCTAGTTTCAAAGTAACCAAAGTCACCGAAGATTTCTAACATAGAAGAACTAACACAGAATACACCTTTAGTCACTAATCTTCCATCAAGCGCCGTTTCGGCGATATAACGTTGTAACAACCTTATCGCCCAACTAGTTTTCCCATTACCTACAATAGGACTAGTGATGACAATGTTCAATCCTTTTTGAACATTTTCAACGACGTTCGACCTATAATCCTCCAGCCAGTTCCAAGCCTCGCGGTCAATGTTCCTAGGAACTAATTTTTGTGGTTCGAAGTATTTTTTCGGTAAGCCGGATTCAGCTAATAACTGTCGAACCTTTTTCTTCCATATTTCATTTACATCCATTGTTTATCCTTTCCTAAAAAGTTCAGTTCACCCTTAATTTTTTTTTTACATTTTATTAGTTATCTTTTAGTCCTATATAGTTCAGTGTATATAATATGGACCGAAGGGGGAAAGAATATCTAGCTTGCTAAGCTGCTCTAAAGCAGCTGTAAAAATGACTTTGTAAAAAAGT